CTCTTCGGTTTCTGGTCAAAGTGGTGACGGCGGGGCGGGGGTGACTTCTTCAATCACGGGTTCTGCTATTGGTCGTGCCGGCGGTGGCGGTGGAGCGTACATTCAAAACAGTTCAGCGGGCTACGGGGTTGGAACTGACGGTGGCGGTACTGGAGGTACACGGTCACCAGCCGTTGCCGGAACAGCTGGGGATGTTAACAAGGGCGCTGGCGGTGGTGGTGGCGATGCGTCAAGAGAAGACTCGGGCGCTGGCGGTTCCGGTGTCGTAATCTTCTCGCTTCCAACTCAGGCGATTGTCACATTCTCTGGCGGTGTTACACAAACATCAGCAATCGTTGGCGTAAACACGGTTTACACGGTGACGGCTACTTCCACGGGTTCAGAAACGGTGACAATCGCATGAGCCACTTCGCAAAGATTGACCCTGACACTAACCTGGTTACTTTTGTTACGGTGGGCAGGCAGGAAGATGACGGGCTTGAGGAAGAACTGAACGCCCGCACCGGTGATGTGTACCGGCAAACTTCCTACAACACTTACGGCGGGGTTCATCTGCTTGGGGGGACACCCCTGCGCTTCAACTATGCGGGTACTGGGTACACCTTCGACCCTGACAAGGGAACTGATGGGGCTTTTATTCCACCCAAGCCGTACTCCAGCTGGGTCCTAGTTGAATCTTCGTGTCTTTGGGAAGCCCCCGTCGCGTACCCCACGGACGGTGCAGAATACAATTGGGATGAAGAGAACACCCAGTGGGCTGAGCGCGTCTAACTTCTACTGAACGCCTATGTAGTAGGCTATAAAGGTGAACAACGTACCCAACTGGTTTCAAAACGACGGCCTCAAAAACTTCGAGGGACACCTCAAGCACCTAGCCGAGCGGCCCAGCCGTATGCTACAAATCGGTGCATACACGGGAGACGCCAGTGTTTGGCTGTACAACAACGTTTTGTACAACCACACGGGCTCCATCCTTATAGACGTTGACACCTGGGAAGGCTCAGACGAGCCAGTCCACCACGGCCTCAACTGGACAAGCGTTGAAACACTCTACGACACCAAAACAGGCCCTGCTCGGGCAAACAGACAGATAGTAAAATACAAAGGGACAAGCGACGGTTTTTTTCGCAACAACGTAGAAAAATACGATTTTATATACATTGACGGTGACCACACAGCCTACGGAGTTCTCAAAGATGCCGTCAATGCCTACGAGTGCCTAAAACCTTGGGGTATCCTGGCTTTTGATGACTACCAGTGGTCAGGGGGCGATGGACCCGAGGACCGCCCAGGGATGGCCATTGACGCGTTTCTTGGAATCTACAAGAACAAAATAGAAGTCATAATCAAGGACTACCAGTGCTGGGTGACAAAAGCAGGCTAGACTACCGACAACACGACAAGAAAGAGAGAACCATGACCAAAGACATAGAAGAAACCACGTCCGTATACGCCTACGAGGTTGTAATGACTATTCAAGTTATTGCGCCCACCCGTGAGCTTGCTGACTCAAAACTAGACACTGAAGGTGGCTACGTGAGCAACAGAGTTGTCAATTTCTCCCACGAAACCGAACTTCAGTCATCGAAAAAACAAGAAGAAGAGTAGTAGAAAATGAAATCAGCAATCTACACCATAGCGCTCAACGAGGTTGATTTTGTTGACCGATGGTATGAGTCAGCCAAAGACGCAGACTACCTTCTTATTGCTGATACAGGTTCGACGGACGGAACAGTGGAAGCTGCCAGAGCTCTTGGAATTAACGTTGTAGAGATTAGAGTGTCACCGTGGAGATTTGATGACGCACGTAACGCAGCTCTCGCGGCTCTCCCAGAAGACATTGACATGTGTATTTCCCTGGACATGGACGAAGTCATCACCCCGGGATGGAAAGAGATTCTTACAGAAGCATGGGGGCGGGGGGTAAATCGTCCACGGTACAAACATATTTGGTCCTTCAATGAGGACGGCACCCCTGGCCTCGAGTTCAGCTACGACCACATTCATGGTCGTAAAGGGTTCCGGTGGCGTCACCCAGTACACGAGTGCCTCTACGCTTTTGGTATCGAGGAGAAGCAAGAATGGCTAGAGGGGATTGAGACACACCACCGCCCTGACTCAACAAAAAGTCGCTCGCAGTACCTCCCACTCCTGGCTCTTTCTGTTCAGGAGGACCCGCACAACGACCGTAACGCTTTCTACTACGGGCGGGAGCTCTACTTTTATGGCAGGTACATGGAGGCTGCAGAAGAGCTAAAGCGCCATTTGGAGCTGCCTACGGCCCACTGGGCACCCGAGAGGGCGGCGTCCATGCGCTTTATCGGTAAATCCCTCCCGGCGGAGGCGGAGCACTGGTTCCAGAAGGCCATTGCACAGGCCCCAGGACGCCGTGAGCCCTTCGTAGACCTCGTAAAACTTTACTATGACCGCCAAGACTGGATCAACTGCTTAAAGCACGCACAAGAGGCCCTGGCCATTGTAGAGAAGCCCTTAGAGTACCTTTGTGAGGCAGAGTCGTGGGGATTTTCTCCTTGGGACTACGCTGCGGTGGCTGCGTATAATTTAGGGCAGTATGTAAGAGCATCTGAGTATGCCGATAAGGCCTACGAGCTTAGTCCAGACGATGAGCGGCTAAAAAATAACGCGGCTCTTTGCAAAGCAAAGTTGGTAAATGAGGTAAAATAGAGGTATGCGCTTTAAACTTCTGCAGCCTCGAGAGTCCGATCCAGCTCCTAGTAATGGGATGAAACTACCATCCTGGAAGCACCGTCGTAGACTAATTTATATGTCTTATGGTCTAGGCGCGGGGATGGTTATTTTCGGGGCTTTTGTGTATTCTACCGATACTCAGGTCGCTTCTCAGATGATCATCGGGGGCGTGAGCCTTATTAGCATTATTTTGACTGCGTACACAGCGTTTGCCACAATGGACGATCGTTTCCACTACCGGGGCGATAGCAGCCCCTCCGAGGCGTTAGAATTCGAAGACGACCCTGACGGAGCGGGGTCTAAGTAGCCTTTTTTCGAGTACGACGTCTTTTAGTCTTATCTCTTTCACGACGGGCAATTCGGTCTGAGCGCATCTGCTTGTAGGCCTCAATGGCGTTAACGCTTGTTCTACTTCTCCAGCTAAAATTGCACTCGGAGCATACAACAACCTTGGCAGTTTTCCACCTACCCCCGCCGGGAACGTTTTCTATTCGAGTCTCTAACTGAAAAGGCCTTGCGTTGCAGTAGGGACAGTTTGGGTACCTACGTCTACGCGCTTCCTCTCCTTTATAGGAGACAGAAAGCGTTCTGCGGATCTCCACCTCATCCTTACCGCCCCACACACCCCAAATTTGTTTATTTTCAAGTGACCACTGAAGGCACTCAGATCTCACGGGACAACTGTAGCAAAGATTTTTGGCAGCATATTTTTCTTCAGGCTTTTTAGAAAAAAACCAGTCAACATATTTTTTGTTGGCTGGTTTAGCACATTCGGCATCTTTTTGCCATTTTAAGTTATCCGCTGGGTTCCACACAATACTATTTTACACTACAAACACCCAAAAAAGCCTTGCAAAAAGGATATGGGCGTTTCTTAAATATAGACTTTTACCCAGGTGCAGGGAAGTGCTTTTTCTACTATTTCTCCGTAAAATGTTTCCCCTTCTTCGTCACATATCAGCATTTCAATATCATCGGTCAGACTTCCCATCCAGCCCTGCTCTACTGTTGCCTCTGCAATAGCTTCAAAGCCCGCAAAAAGACTATCCACAAGGCCGTCTCTCTGCAGAGCCGATGCAAGAGCTCTTCTCACAATCTCCTGGTCAATATCAACATGCTCCGGGGTGTAGTAAAGATGTTCTTCCTCGGGCCACTCAACCCAGAGGTAGTCGCCCAGTCTTTTGTCGATCATTCATCCTCATCATCTGTCTCAGAAAAAGCCGACTCCAGCTCAGCAAGGCCAAATCCAAAATGAGAGTCTCTACTAATTAAATGATAAATCCCAGCAATAGTTACTTTTCCGCAGTAGTCACATATCTCTACCGTCCCTGTGTTGTACTTCATCGGGATCTCAACGTCCTTAAGGCGCATCATGATACTCCCATTGTCATCCATGCTGTGGGGCTCCCATGTGGAGTTTTTTGCAATCCAACATGTTTCGCATACGGGAACTGGAGACTTAACAGGTTCTGCATTCATAATATAATTTTAGCGTATTATGTTTTGCCTGGGTGTGATAGGGATGCGATTAACTCTTCTTATTGCGGTTCTTTCGGTGGGGCTGAGACCGCCCCACACTCCGTGCTCTTCATTTTTAATACCCCACTCGGCACACTCCATTTGGTGCACACATTTGTTGCAAAGACTTTTTGCTTCTTGATACGAGGTGGTACGGAGCAACTGTTCTTTGTCATCAGAGTCCCTAGCAAAAAATAGCTCTACGCCTACCTCAGCACAAAGGGGTTCTTCAAAATCCCACGGTTTACGCACTGTAGCTCCCTATTCTGTTGTTATGTAATTACGTAATAATTAATTTTTCTAGCTTTTGTGGTGCGTAGTGCGCTCCGTCTAGTACCGGCTCCCTTCCGTCACTAGATTTAATAATTACATCCCCGTAGCGAACAGCCACAACTACACCCCGCCTGCCGTTGTGGGCGGCCCCTAGGGGCCCTGTGAAGGCGTCAGACCTGACCCTAATTTGGTCAGCTACTTTAATTTGACCGGGGGTAACTTGGATCCACATCTCGTCCTCATTAACTTTGATATGTGCGTGTCCAACGGCTAGTTTAGAGAAAAGGTCGACAACAGTCACCCTATGCTCGTCACTGAGTTTGTCAAAAGTTTCAAGGTGTTCAATTAAATTAATAACAGAGTCACCAATTATTTTTCGAACTTTAGCTTCCTGGAGCTGGGACTTTACCCACTCCATGTCAAGATTGCTACTCATTATGTTTTTACTTTCCTTATAGTGAGGGGCACCATCCCGGTAGGATGATGCCCCTCTGCCACAGTGTTTAGAACGGAGGCTGCCCTGGCGTGGCAATTGGAGGTGGCGGTGGTACTGCCGCTCCGGCTGCTACGGGTGGGGCGGGGGGTGCTGCTGGGGCAGGAGCCGGTGCCGTAGCCGCTGAAGTGGCCGGGTAGTAGGCCTTCATCTCGTTACGCATCTTCCCCTGGTACTCGCTCTGACCAACCTTGGCCCGGAAGGTGCGATTGACAAGAGTGTTGGCAATCGTCTCCAGGTCGGGGTTGTTCTGCTTCAGGTAGTCAGGGGTGAGCCCAAGAGCGTTCAACTTTCCCTGAATGATGCCCATAGCCTTAGGGTTGTCTGTGGAGAACACAAGGTTGTCCCACAGAAGCCGACGCTCGTGCGACCCAGAGGCCACCTGCGTCTTCAGCTTGAGCATGTACTTACCAGTTTGCGTGGTAGCGACGTCGCAGCTCAACACCGCCAGGTCGTAGTCACCATCTGGCAACGGAGAGTAATCAGGTGCATCTGAAACATTTTCCAGAATGTGCCCGAAATTAACATTAGTACCCATTATTTTTTCCTTAGCTTCGATCTGTATTGTTGATGGATTATTCAGTTGTCTGTGCAGTAGCTTGCCTTGGCCCAAAAATGGTGTCCAGCATAACCTCAATAGAGAGCTTATCCTGTTCCACGATTGCGCCTAGTCGGCCCTGCACTCGTTCCCCGGCCTCATACTCCTTTGTTCGCTCAACGTACATGCGACGCAGTTTGTATGGAGGCTGCATGGGGTCCGGGTTCTGGAACTCCTCAATGGTGAGGGCTCCCAGAATATCGTAAAAATATGGAGCTTGAATAGCAAGCTGGCCCTGCAAGTAAGGACGGTGTGACCCGTCCTGCCCAACCCTAGACATAGCTGTCAAGACAACTGCCTCTAGTGGGTTTGTAGGGTGCATCGTCAGGTCACGAAGATCCCGCAAGAGAGAGCCCATGTGGCGCAAAAGCTCGCCCCACTGCTGCATCTTCATCTGCTCGGTTCCGGCAATGCTGTCCATTGCCTTCACCTGAAGCTCCGAGATAGAGTCAATAATCAAGCTCTTAAAGTGGTGCTTACCCGCTTGAAGCCACTGGTAGGCCTTCAGCACCGTGTCGTAGTCTCGGACTGTCACCACTACTGTGTCCCACGTGCCGTCAGCCATTGGAGGCTCTTCACGCATAGGGTCCCAGTATTTAGCAACAATAGGAAGAAAGCGGTGGCCGCCTTCTACGTCTAGCATCAGACGTGGGTACGGGGCAGTGACTGCAAAAGTAGACTTGCCAACTTTTGAATCTCCGTAGACCATTACGGTCAGTGAACGTTGTACTTGGGACATTAATCGCTTCCTTTCTTATCACCCTCGCCATAGTAGGCATAGGGGTCGGCTACATCATACATTTGTTCTATTGCGCTTTCTGAGGCGCTTCCGTCGTCTACTAAAGTACACACATTGTAGAACTGGCATTTCCACTTACAATCTCGAGTAGGACTTGGGTATGCGTTGTATGCATGACTTTCTCCTTCATCGAGGGCTTTGCGGACTCTCATCAAATCAGCAATTGTTCCGTGAAGTCTATCCCAGAACGACCTTAAAGTAAAGACGTTGTGCCGGACCTCGATCTGATCGTAGAACGGAGGCTTAGCTGCAGCGGTCCTTTTAACCTTTTTAAGTAGCGTAAAGAGGCCACCCTCAGAGCGGTTCTCTTCCCCCTCTTTAAGGATTTCCAAGGTCATGTAGGTGAGAACCTGCTCATTCATCGGAGCAAGGTTTGCAAAGTCGCTGAGAGAGCCCCCTACGGTCTTAAAATCTCTGAACATCCGGACACCGTCAATCTTGCGACGGACCCGCATATCTAGTTTACCTGTGAGCTCGACCTCACCGTTAAACAAGGGCACAGTGATAATTTCTTCAGTGGAGATAATATCTAGTTCGACGTCAATGCCGTTTTCCTCTACCCACTGCAGGTAGCCCTCAAGCATAATGTGGCCCAGCTCGGCCTCATTTTCAAGAGAAGCAACATCCTTAAACTCCGATAGCAAAGATTTCTTCTCTTCCTCGACCAATGCGCTGTGGGCCTCAAGAAGAGACTTACCCGTAGAGTAATGCTGATCCAGGGCCTCATGAATGCGTGATCCAAGAGCCAGTGCGCCAGTGCGCTGCTTCTCTTTAGGCTGGAGCCTGCGGTAGTAGGTAAACCACCAACGTCGGCGACAATCCTTAAAAGTTTGAATCTCAGAGTTTGAAAGTCTTACTGGCTGGGTCATGATGCTTTCTCGTCCTCTAGTAGGCTAATAAGTTTTTCTTTGTCTCGAACTACTTCTTCAAAATTATCTGCTTTTTTAGCAAGAACTTTGATAATACGGGATTCTATACTTTTCTCTGTGATGTAATCCGTGACTATGATTGAATCATGTATTTCTGAGCCAATCCTGTGTACTCTGTCAAGAGCTTGTTTGTAGTCTACTAAAGACCACGGACGCTGCAGCATAATGAGCCTGCGGGCCGCAGTAAGCGTAACACCCACACCCCCCGCTTGAGCTGTGAAAAGAATCCACTTAATCCTCCCGGCCTGGAAGTTATCAATAGCTTCTTGTCGCTCCATATCGTCTTGAGCCCCGGTGATCAGCCCATGCGGAATTTTTGCCTTGTCTAGCTCGGCGCTCAGAAGGTAAATAAGCTGGCGAGACACCGCACACACGGCAACAGACTCGCCCTCAAAGTCACCGTTCTTAATGTCACTCATCAGGGAATCAACCTTGCAGGAGGGCTCAGCCAGGATAGCCCTGGGCTCTCCCGTAGTTGGGTGCATTTCGAGTGACGCGTACGAGTTAGCGAACTGGACTAAACGAAGAGTTTGGGTGAGCACGCTGGGTGCTGTCAGAATCTCCCCGTCCTCAAGCTGTGCGATCATTAGATTTTTCATCTCGTCGTATGCTTTTTTCTGCTTAGGCGACATTTCAACATCTCGGCGTTCTTTGATAACTTCGGGAAGCCACGGCAAAACTCGAGCTTTCAGCATCCGCCTCATATAGGGATTTACCGTTGCATAAAATTCTTCGTACATAGTCGGCTTAATTCCGATAATCATAAGCTGACCAAAAGCATTGAGCATAGTGTCGACCATTCGATCAATCCACTTCGTCTTACTAGGCCAATCACGTGGGCTCAGCCAGTGCAAAATAGGCCACAGGTCTAAAACATTATTAGCAATAGGAGTTCCGGTGAGGGCAAACCTAATCTCGGCATCGCCCGTGGCAGACCACAGTGCTCGTGTTTGCTTACTCTTAGGTTCTTTAGACCTGTGGATTTCGTCGGCAACCACAGCTTTAAAGTCCATTTTGTTTAGTTCGCGTAGATGGACCTCACAACGATTTTCGGAGACTTTTGAGTTTTGCCCGCCACATGAAGTACACCGAGCAAGCGCCACGGAGCCGTATGGAGCGAGCCTAGAGTGTCCGCGTAGCGACTCCCAGTTGATGACGTACACGTCGGCTTCCTCTTCTAGCTGCTTCCTCCGCTGCGTGGCAGTGCCACGGACAACTTTTACATTTACCTCAGGCCACCACAGCTTAAACTCACGCTCCCACGTGCCCTTGAGTGTGTTGGGGCAGACAATCAGCGCAGGAAAAACCTCTTCTCCCTTTTCTTGAATCTTCTTTAAAGCTCGGATCGCTTGAGCAGTTTTTCCAAGCCCTGGCTCGTCAGCAAGCAGGGCACGCTTGACTGTTGCAAGGTACGCAACACCAGCACGCTGGTGAGGGAATAAATCTTCATCCCCCTCTGCTTCTTCCAGGTCCCTCAGGGCCATGGCGGGGTCAATCCTGGTCTGGCGCTCTTTAGAGGCCCAGTCTGTTAGCTCGGGGCCGATTTCCAGAGTATCCCGGAAGGTAGACCGCAAAGCCAGGCAGCTTGTCCAGCTCAGAGGCACCCTCCAAACGGAATCACTGGCAGACCACGAAGATCCAGGTAGGCTTTTACACAGCTCTTTGTAGCGCCACTCAGAGTGGATAATAATATGTTTATCGTCTGGAGTTTTTTCCGCCAAGACTGTCATTAGTGTCCTTTCATGCTAAGCCAAGCATAGCAAATTTTTTTCTATTCTTCAAATAAGGCTGCAGGTATCCATCTTGACTTAACAAGCAGCAAAAGTCCATGACGTAAAGCATCTAGTGCATGTCCTTCTCCCCCCTTGTGCCAGATTTCAAGTTTTTTTAGCTTTGGGTTAGGAAACATATTTTTTGCATCTGCGGGCGACTGCATCGCAATTGTGTCAATCCCTGCCTCGCGACATAAATACTTCAGAACACCAATTTGCTCTAGGCTAAAAGGAGCCTGCGATTTTTTTGCAGTCTGTAAATTTATAGTAAATTGCTCGCACACCACTTTAAATTCGGTAAAGTTGTTTTTTTGCGCTAAAACACTTTTGATAACCCCTGGAAATTCGACCTCGTCTGCTTCAGTGGTCAATACCGCTTCAGGAGACTCCCGTGGCACACCAGACCAGACTAGAAAAGCAATTCCCGTCATCTTACCTGGATCCACCGCAAGGATTCCTACACTATTTTCCAGCATACTTTTGCCCCCAATTATCATATGGACCGTCTACCCCGGCTGTTAGGGGAACACCCCATTCCGACGATGTCATACATCCTTGAACTTCGTGTTTGATATCCTCCACATCCTCGGGAGGAACATTCATGACAATTTCGTCATGCACCGGGACAATGAGATAATCCGTCAGGTTAGCCTGGTCTAGTTTAACAAGGTTGTTTTTAAAAACCTCTGCAGCCCCGCCCTGAATGAGATAATTGATTAAGGTATATGGCCGATCGTTGTCGCACGTTATGCGCCTCCCCGTCCAAGTCTTAATGTAGCCTTCGCCCTCTTCCCTGATTAGTTTTTCTCCCATGTTAGTCACTGTTCTTTGAAAGGCCGCCATCTCGGGGTAATTCATGTCTAGAGAGTCGGAAACAGCCTGCATCTGCTCTATGGGGACTCCTGCAGTTGCTGCTTGTTTAGCCACACCCGCTCCGTAGAGGCGTCCGTAGATGACTCCCTTAATCAAACCCCTGCGAGAATCTGATTTTTGCATATTCTCATCTTGATACACCTGCCTACCAATCTGGGTAAATGCATCCGAGCCCGTCTCATCCGCAAGGCGAAACATCTCAATAAGCCCTGGATCTTTGGAGTACGAGGCAAACATCCTAAACTCGACTTGGTCCAGGTCAGAAGTAATAATTTTCCAACCAGGCTTCCGGGGAATAAATGCTCTACGTATGTCTGCATCATTACTTGGTAGTGTCTGCAGAGCCGGGTCACGGATAGACATGCGAGAAGTGCGAGCACCTATGGTCCGAATAGAGGGGTGCAAAACTTCATCAATGTTTTGCTCCATAAAATTTTCAAGGTACGCAGCGCACATTTTTTCTAAGTCTCTGTGTTTAATCACAAGCCTTGCAAGATTCTCTGCCTCAGGTATTCCGGAGCGCAAAACCACATCTAATTGGTGTTTGTCTACAGACACATTCTTCTTGGCCGTCAGCGCCAGCTCTGCTCCTAGTGACATAAGCTTTTTACCTACCTGGCTTGGGCTAGAAATCAGCACCCCGTATTCTTCCTGCACCTGGTGCTTGACCCGCTCTGCCTCGCCTCGCATCTCTCTGTTCCGGACCTCGACGTACCCTAGATCAATGCGTGCACCGTTTAATTCCATTTCGTCGGCAATGCGACGGACATTCATTTCTAGCTCGTAAGCTTTGGCGTAGAGTCCGCCTTCCCCGCACTGAGGGTAAAGAAGCTCCCACATCCGAGCCGTAATGATGGTGTCAAGAGCCCCATACGACCAGTAGGGAAGAAAGTTTTGCGGAACAGTCCCCCAGTCAAATCCGTGCTTACGCATCTCACTCTGCAAAATATCTTCACCACTACCAGCCGCAGGGTCGATATACTTTTCGGCAAGCTTTTTAAGACCAACGCTGGGCTCACTGGGAAAAAGGACCGAAGCAAGGATCATGGTGTCATGAGCCCTGTGCCAGGGAATCTCCCAGTCGCTTTGAAGCCTAAACCACTTATTTTCAAAAGAGATGTTGTGAAAAACAAGTGGACCAGGAAATAAATTCATGGCCTCGTAGAACACACCAGACCAGTGAGGCCAGGCCATAGCCCACGCTTTGTGGGAGTCTCCTACCTGAACAAGCCTGATCTGACCACGCCAGGGGGACAGAGCATCTTTCTTCATCCGACCGGGAAGTTGCCCGGTTTCAATATCAATAGCGAGAGGGCTGTTGGGGTTCTTGTTGCGAATCCACTCAATGAAGCTTTGAGCATCTTCAGTGCTCTCAATAAGCTCTGCCTCAGTCTGGGATAGTGGCCCAGTTGTCTTTTGTGTCATTTTTTCCTAAAGCTGTGTCAGGGAATAATCTCTATACGATACACCATATCTAGTTGTTCATCATAATTGGTTGCTGCTTCTAAAAGTTTCCTGGCTACTTTAGTGAGATAAAAACTACCACTCGGGGATTTTTTATGCAGAATGTCGATAACATCTTCGGGCGTGTCGACTACGTGGGCACGAGTCCTGTCTTTCTCCGGAAAAATAAAGGGCAGGGCTTTTGAAGGAACGCACTCCTCGCAAGGGGTGGCGTCAGGTCTTAAAGAGCTTGGAGAAGCCTCGTTTAACCTATACTTACTAACAAAATTACACGCGGCCCCGTGATATACATTAGAAACTCCGACCCTAGATACTATATATGAACCACTTTCGGTTTTGTACAGCTTAAACTCGATCCACCGAACCGCGTTGGGCCTCCATGAAGAAGATGCACCTAAAAGCTTTCCGCTGAACTGCAGGGTTCGAGAGCCATCCTTGACTTCATACACTATGCTATTTCCTCTTCGGCCTCTTCGTCTTTATAGTACACAGACTCCCACCAACGAAGAGTTTCTCCTTTGGCCCACTCTATTTCGCCCCAACCGCCATTTAAATGCCAACCATCAGTAGGAACACTGTCGTCGAGACGAATAGGGGTGATAAGTTGAGAGACATCCTTAATATAAAGAACAAGATTGTCAAGGTGAACGTAGACCTGCTCTGTCGTTAAAAACTCCCGCTCTTGGGTGTTAGCAAAGTCCAAAATAATCCGTTGCTCCACGCCATCAGAGTCAACAACAGATTTCACCCAGCGGGGTCTAAAAGCAGAAACACTTTCGTTTACTGCTTCAGGAGTATCGTATTCAAATAAATAGTTCATTTTTTGTCCTTAAGTATTAAAACTTCTTCTCTGAGCAAGTTTATCTCATCCTGCTGTACTTTTACTAGCTCAAGTACCAGCATGGACATAAGACCGTAGTCTAAACTTGCTGGTCGCCCCTCTGCGTCGTAGCCTACTGGCTCAGGGAACCCCAAATCGATAAGTTCTTCTGCAATGTAGCCATGCATCCACTCTTTATTTAAAGATTCGTGAGAGGCTCTTTCTGACCTTTTGTACTTGTACTTTTTTGGTTCTAAGTCTAATAAGTTTTTAATATTACTAGGTGTGTGCGTCTCAATATTTTTCTTCACACGCCTTGTCGACGGTGCACTTGTTCTCGTACTATAATTAACAATATTTGTCAGCCCCCTGCCCGCATAGTCTCTAGTGTAAAAGCTGTTGGTGTAGCCGTGCGTGTGGTTGCCTCGTGCCACCTGTGTGCTCCCGCCACCAAAGTTAACCCCGACGGTATAGCCGCTTTTAGTTATACCCGCGCCAGCAGAAAGACCGACGCTTACAATAAGTCTTTTCGTATCATTGCTAATTTTAGCACTAGTAACCTGGTTATTGCCAATCTTATCCTCCGTAACAGACCCGTTTGCAATTTGGGCCCTGCCAACCTGCCCAGAACCAATCTTTGAGCTGGTAACAGACCCATTACCGAGCTGCCCCGAGCCCACGGCATTGTCAGCAACTTGAGCTGTACCCACGGCGCGGCTATCAATTTGATCTCTTCCTACTGAATTATTTTGTAGCTTACTTCTTCCTACCGCTCCGTTTCTAATTTTTTCTTCTGTAACAGCATTGCTTGTTATTTTAGAATCATTAACAGAAGAGTTAGCCAATTTTGCAGTAGTAATTGCTGAGTTGTTGACTTTGCTTGTAGTAATGGCGTCAATTTGAATTTTATCGCCGCTCACAGAGTCCTCTGCTAGCTTTCCATTGCTGACAGAGCCATCTACAATTTGACCCTCCCCTACCGAGTTGGTGCCCATGTTTGACAGTTTTACAGCATCTGCTGCGATCTGGTCATTTGTCACAGCAGCCAGCTCAATCTGATCTGAGTTAATTGCCCGAGGCCGGACGTTTGTTCTCGCCACCACCTGTGTAGCTAGCCGGGAGGGTGGGGTGGAGGCTTGAAGGTACCTAACTCGTCTCTGCAGGTCAGACACAGCTCCTGTCATAGTTTTACTGGCCGCGCGTCTTCTAGTTGCCACGTTGATCAACCTTCCAATCTGTCACTAGCGTTAGTGTGACCTCTTCGGGGAACTTTGCAGTATCGGGCACAGCAACCGAGTAGGAATCAATTTTTCTAATAAGAATATCCGACCTAGGCTCTTGGTCATTTGCTAGGCGCTGACGGACAAACTCGTCGTCGACAATCAAAGAACACCAGTCCCCAGGAAAATAAGAACCCACTAAAGGATCAAGAGATCCATTGACAGTCACTGTGTATGTTCCTACCGGTGGGCGTGACTCGTAGAGATAGTCTTGAGCGTACTGATGGAGGCTTAATTCGTCCGCAACCTCGTCTAATTTTTCGCTAAGATCGAGTAGGGGCCAGCTTCTTCCAAATTTATTATCTAAAAGCTCTTGGTCAGAAGCACCCGCGTATGGCTGACTTGCCTCATCTCCTAGGTCTTCAATACTCCCGACCACAAAAAATCTAGTAGCAGCGTCTTCGGCATCTTCTTCGATTTCAAAAGTAGAGATATTGCCTGGGTACTCAAAAACAACCTTGTCGGCCCCAAAAGCAGTGACAGGGTAAACATCCCCGGGTGGGGGAGGCTCTGCCAGGTCAATAGGGAACACTTTAAAAGTTCTAGAAAAACTGGCGGTGTCAAAGTCATAGTCGCAGTCAATGCGGTACTCAAAACCGCCGTCGGTGGTGTTCGAATACTCCTCAAGAATTTCACCAGCAGTTCGTTGCTCAAAACCTCGGTACACTTGCTTGTCCTGGTAAAACCCACTCTTGGCGTTGTTTTCAAAGTTTATTCCAATATCACCATTAGACGTAAAGCTTCCAAAATCCCCATAAACTACTTTAGAACCAAATGTCGCTAGACCTCCTGCAACGGGCTCCTCCAGAACATTAAGAATACCGCCACTGCTAAAGGTAAAACTGGTGGTAGTGGGTGTAGATATGACAATAAATCTTCCATTAAATGTGGTATCAATAAGGCCAGTGAAGAAGGCATCCACGCCCTCGACAATAACTGTATCCCCCGGCTGGGCATTGTGCGGACGGTCAACGGTAAGAGTGGCGAGGTTGTCCGTAAGCTGCTTACTGACAACATTTAAATTTCTCAGTCCGGGTAGCGTTGTGCGGGGGATGTCACCTCCCTGCAGTTCAAAAGTCACACTCTGCGCATCAGGTATCTGTGTTGCAATATGAATACCGTCCAGCTCTGGATCCACCTCAATAAGCTCTATCTCTTGACCCGGAATAATTTCGTGATCGTTGGCGGTCCTAATAGTTACTCGGCCCGCAGAGCGCTCTTTGGCGATAACAGATTCTTGGAACTCTCTAGCTGGCTTGATTATTTCACTAGCAAAATTAACCCCGCCTAGGTCATTTGAAACTTGGAACACAATATTACGTGCAAAATCATAGGTATCCACAAGGCTGCGACATGCCCCACTGGTACTAAAGCCAGCGCCGTTTGCCGATGTCGTGGAAAATTGAAAGCTGTTGGCAGACGGGACTTGAAGTATCTCTTGGACCCCATCTACCAAAGGACTGGTGAATGTTATTCGAATCTGATCCCCCACACGGAACCCATGCGCAATTTCAGTGGTGACAGTGCCGACTCCTCCAGAAACTTCATACGAAGATACCCCAACAAAATCAGACCCATACTGTATTGTTTGCCAGATATTTCGATGGTAGAAGTAGCTAAGAAATTCTCCTCCGGACACAGAGAGCTCTTTTTCAGAAACGCTGTAGCTCCTTGACCAGATAATTCCCCCCCACACGCAGACACTGTCGCGAAGAACGTATACCCCTGTGCGCCCGGGCATGGTGGCTTCGTATAAATCTAGTCCTTTGGTTGCCTCAATAAATGGGATTGTCCCACTAAAGCTGCCTGCTCTCCGGTTGGCCCGTTCAAAGGACACTCCGTTGAAGGGAACTTCACTAATGACTTCGTTACTCAGGAGGTCTGTGAGAAAGTATCGATAAATAGGGTTACTCACTAGGACAACCACCCAGACCTGTAAAAAATTTTAAGGGTGGCTGTCCCCTCCGGGTTTCCTGTGTCTTCAAACTCAATAATATTTTCTCCTGGCGCAAGCTGGATAAAATCAGCCAGCACGTCTACCCTCCCCCGCGCACCGCTAATTTCTCCATTGAAAGCAACTTCTTTATTTTTTGTGTCAATTTCTAGGATATCGGCATCTACGATGGCAGAGGCGCTTGACAGGCCGGGTGTGAATTTAACATTATTTTCTTTAATAGCGTTTCCGGCAGCCTGACGACGAGTTATCGCATCTGACACGGTAGAGACTCCAGTGGTCGATGTGAAAGGCAAGCTACCGGAAGCTCTTACAAGCCCCGCCGGGGAGACGACTGCACTAGTTATGCTCCCGGGCAGCTCTACATAGCCATAGTCAAGCCCGACAAACCCATCCGAGTCTTCTTCGGGTATTTCCTCTAGACCAGCTTCTTGCGTAAATCTGATTTGTTTAACGCTTGGAGTGGCTGTAATGGTGTGCAGCCCATCAAAATTAAACCCAACCCCAAAGACTCTAATTTTATCTCCGGTTGTCAGCCCATGGTTAAGCTCCGTAGTCAAAGTAGCTGTGGTCGCGGAGCGTTTACGCTGTGTGACAATCAGCGGCGTAAAAGCCTCTATGTTGGCTCCGACACTTTCAAATTCAAAGGTATTAAGAAAAGGGATATCACTCACTGTATATGTACCGTTAAACGCAGGATACCCGGTAATGGTCACTTGCTCACCAAAAATCACACCGTGGATGTTGTCTGTTGTGACGGTAACTAAATTTCCAATTCGAGCAATGGTATCTATTTTGCGACTAAAAGCCCTAACTCGACCATCGACTACAGAGGTTGACACGAGATCCCCCCCGGTGCTGCTAAATGTAAAAGTAGTTATGCTGGGCAGATTGATGATAGTGTAGGTCCCGTTGTACGTCTCATCTACACCTTCAATTTTAATTTCCTCCCCCTCGGCAAACCCATGAGGAGTAGAGGTAGTGAGGGTGGCTTGGTTGGCTCCACGAGCCGTGATAGTGACTTCCCTCTGTGTGGACCGGGCTCGGCGGTAGCTAAAAGTATTCGAGGTCACTCCGCTAAGGAAGTATCCTCCGTTAAGTGAAAGATCTACGTCAGTAACATTGATTGGTTCATCTACAACAAACCCATGAGGACTGCTTGTGGTTAGGGTGACTGTGTCGCCAGACATTGCTTTATTGGTGACAGCTCGGGAGTTGGTGCGGGTAATGGCACAGGTAAAAGAATTCTCAGTGGGTGTGGAGAGAATTTCATACTCTCCGTCATAGTTAATTCCGGTGCCAGAAATAGTGACATCTTCGCCCACAATAAATTCATGTGGATCACTAGTAGATATTGTTGCAATATTGGAAGCCAAAGAGGTAGAAACAATGTTTTTTGTTGGAGTTCTTTTACGTGCGTACTTAATCAGTCTGCTGCTTGGAGTGGCTGTTATTGTGTAAGTGCCGTCGAACGTAGCGTCTACTCCTCGGACAACTACGGAATCCCCTACGGAGTAACCATGGGCAACAGTGGTTTCTAGCTGAGCCTCATCGCTCTGAAGGGTTTTAAAAGTTACGGGAGCAATCGATGCGGCAACAGTGTTGTAAGTAGAAGTTGTACTAGTGGGGGTAGATGTGATGACCTGCTCGCCGTCAAACTCAGCGCCAACGTTGCTGATGAGGACCGTGTCCCCCACCCTAAAGGAGTGTTCGCTTGTTGTTGTTAGCGTAGCGGTGTCGATAAGAGTGTCTACGTTAAATGTCAGTTCTTTATTTACCACGGACCTGGCGCTTATGCCCCGGAGCGGCTGGGTGATAATAACTAGCCCTTCGGTAGTTTGGTTAAAAATCGTGCCAGGAGCCGCGTATGGACCCACAATCTCTAAGAAGCAAGGAACCGAGTAATTGCCCACATTAGTTAGTGTCCTGGCCCCTGTTGCCCCTGTAGCAGAGTTTTTTACTGGAATTTCAAATACTTCGTAGCCATCAGGATCTTCGTCGTTCCACAAGTACTTGATGGGGTCGGAAGCCCGAAGGGGAATTGTAAACTCTGTCCTACCACGCGCATTGACTACTTGGGTCTCAATCTGGTCTACCATGTACACGTAAGACGCACGTATTGGGCTAGACCCCGTTTTTAACCACGCCCCTTGATAGACCAAGTTACATGCTTCAATCAGCTTGTCTCGGGCTGCTTCTACTTTCGAGGGGTCTGTTACAAGAAAAGATCCTTCAATCTCGATAGATCGAGACATGTACCGTCCAGGCACGTCGTAGCCACCGTCTCCAGCGCTTCTGTCAATTTCTGGGACGTCTGCCGAAGGCGATTGCCACCAGCCATTAATCTCTGAAATTACCCAGACGACGCCGTCCTCATCGATGGTGTTAAAAATAAAATCTCCCAGAACAATGTTTCCCTCAAGCTTAAGCTTTTTAATCTCATCAGGGAAAAGCTCGGAGAGGCCGGTATTAACGTAATAGTTTTCCTCGGCTTGGGTAAAAGTATTAGACATTAAAGACTCCCTCTACGCATTTGAGACGCCATCTCCCTGGAGATTTTTCTGGCCAACTCGGTTTCGTTCATTCCTGGTGCTGGGTAGACATTGATGGCTGGCCCATTACCCGCAAGCATAGCAATCATTGCTCTGTCCCGTTTGGAGAGCCCGCTGGAGTCTAGCGGCTCTACACGCTCTGCCTGGCCCGCCTCACCAATAAGTGCCATTGTTCCACCCGCTGATGGGTTAACAATGCCACCCTGCGCCAACAACTGCAGAGGAGGTATACGATTTATTCTTAGGAACTCAGCACTTTTTCCGGCCATGTTTCCAAAAATAGGCCAATCTGGGAGTTTAATTTTAGAGACAAACCCATTCCAGCCATCAATAATTCCGTTAATTACAGAAATAAAGAAGTTTCCAATTCCTATACCTAAGTTCAAGAAAATTTTCTTAAAGTTGCCAATAGCTGAATTAAAATATTCTCCGGCTTTTTCGGTGTCTCCAGTGATTAGTGCCCAGACACCCATAAAAACATCTTTAATACCCTGAAAAAGGTTCCCTATAGCAACAAAAATACTTCCAACAAACTGAAGAGCTCCGCCGACAATGCCGATAATAAATCCGATAGCCGTAGCCACCCCACTCAAAGCTATGCCTATAACATCACCAAGGAACCCGAAGACCCCCGCAATTGCCTCTCCTCCCTTGGTGCCCTCTCCAAAAACAGTTTTTAAGTCTGACATTACCCCGCTAAAAGCTTCTCCGATAGCGCTGAAAAGGCCGGCAATTGCAGTCCTAAAAGTTTCGCTATTGTGCCACATCAGCATAATAGCTGTGATGACAATTCCTACTATTCCTAGGAGTCTCAACATTCCTACGGCTGGCCCCGTCGTAAGTCCGGCAAACCCTGTTTTAAACCCGGTGGCAAATTTTCCAACAATTCCACCAGCGCCTTGGAATATTCTAGTAACAAACAATCCAAATCCGGAAAAAACCCTAAATAAGCCGCTAATAACCGAACCAATTGCGCCAAGGGCCAGGACGTATGCAAGAATAGGAGCAATAGCCTTCAAAAAATCTTCATTTTCATTTAAAAATTCGGTTACCCAGTCAAGTGCTTCTGCAAGAGTGTCAATAAACACCGTAAAAGACTCATTTTGAAGCAAAGCAGAGAAGTTTGCAAAAAAACTTTCAATAAATGAACCAATAGAAGCAAGAGGCCCGTTTTCTGCGCCAAATTCTTTCGAAAATCCTTTTAGCCCGTCGGTGCTGCTGTTCAATGAGGCCAGGAATTGCTTTGTCCCCGGCTGCGCACCCAGAGTGAGAAGTCCTGTAATAATATTTCCAATAATTTCAAGGACTACAATAGCGTTTTCTGTTACGTCAATGAAGAATTGTTTCAGATCGCCGCTAGCTGCCTGTTCCTCGAGGTTTGCAATACCTTCGGTGGTTATTTTTTCCAGCCACCCGAGGAGTATATCAGCGGCTCCACCAGCTTCGTTAATCTCCCCACCGAGAATCTTAAATATTGTCCGAATACCACCGAATATACCGCCAAGCCGAGCTGCTTTTTCTGCCGACTGCTCTAAACGTTCCCGCACACCGTCAAAGTCACCCTGCAGGTTTTTTAACCACCCTGAGCTGCTCTGGAGAGCCCAGTCTCCAAAAGCATCAATTACGGGCTCTGCAGCGTCTAAAAGGAGCAAAAGTCCGTCCACTAGGTTGAGGAAGGTTTGTCCTAATTTTTCAACAAGACGATCATTGGTTTTAAAAATACGCCCGGTCCTGCCAAAGTTCTCGGCGCCCAGGAAAAGATCCACGAACCCCGACGCAAGTCGGCCAACAATTCCAGACGTACTTGCAAAAAGGCCCCCTAGAGCGGGCAAGCGATCTAAAAGAAGGAACAAAGATCGGTTAAATTCTTGGAAAAACGGTTCTTGAACTGTCTTTTTAAAGTCGTTAAACTCTTTTTTATTGTCTCTAACGGTTAAAACAAATCTTTGGGCCGCAGGAGAAAGTTTGGCTAGTGCCTCAGCGAACCTATCTATACCACCACCCGCTGCATCCTTTGCGGCTTTTTCGGCCTCCTCGAGGGCTTCTCGAGCTCGGGCAATGCGGGCGTCTAGCTCTTGCTCGACTCGTCCCCCCGCTTGGGCGTCGGCAGCCGCCTGAGCAGCAGCCGCCTGAGCCCTTGAGGCATCCCTAACGGCTCTAGCGGCCTCGATTGCGGCATCTGTTTCGGCCTGTTGAGCATTAGAAAGCCGCTCTTTTGCGTTAATAACAAGATCAGAGCCCTCGACTCCGGCTCTTGTAGCTGCGTTCTCTTCCTTTTTAAGGTCAGCATTGCGGTCAATAGCTTTACGAAGGTTTAAGTCGGCTTGAGCAAAGGCAAGCTCGGCTTCTTGACGGGCCCTCGAGTTGGGGGGGAGGTCCTGGACCCTTTGTAGGCTTTCTCGAGCCTTTTCAAATTCAATTCTTGCTCTCTTTTCAGAGATAGCACCACCCTCGACCTCAAAACGCAGCTGTTGCAGCCGTTCTTTGGCCTCTTCTCGGGCGTCGTTGAGGTCCTCCAGAGCGTTTAGTGTGTCCTTCTGGGCCTGAAAATAGCCTCTTTCAGCTCGCTCCGCATTGAGCACGGCATCTGCAGCCGAATCGGCGGCTTCTGCCGCCCTTTGACGCGCTTGTTCCAGCTCTTCTGGTTTTTCTTTTTCAATTATGTTACGAAGTGCAATCCTAGCGTCACGCAGTCTTTTTAGGGCGGCTTCCTCTGCCGCTGTGTTGCCTCCACCGCTTTGCGCGTTAATGGCCTCACTTACGCCTTTAAGAGCGATTACCGCTGCAAGTCCCGCCTGCCCTAGAGCCCCCAAGGCGGCTACAAGGACAATTCCAACAGATCTGGCAGCGTTGCCTGCAAGGCCTACAAGGGCTACTAGTCCACCTCCCAAGGCTCCGATAGCTCCACCCACCCCCACAATGGCGGGAAAAGCCAGGGTGAATACTCGGTTAAGATTTCTAAATGCAATCCGAGCACGTTCGGCTCTATCCGCAAAATCTCTCGGAATAAACCGATCTATACCACTCCGCCCATCACCAGCTCCTCGGGAAAACCCTCGCCCAAAAGCTTTAGAAGTTTTTTCGCCTTCTTTTTCTGCAGTAGGTGCGGCGCTCTTAAAGCCTTCTTCTACTTGTCTTTTAAAGTCTTTAGTTACAGCCCGAACAATGATTTCAGCTGATCCGAGTACTGCCATGGTTTACCTGTCGCTATTTCAAAGGGGAGTCTAGTTTTTCGCCAAAAGGAACTACACTATCTGGGTCAAATTGAGTTGGCGGAATGTAGGGCTTTCTTTCTGAGCCAGGAGGAGTACTATTTGCCGGAGTAGGACCACTGCTAGCCGTACTCATATTATACTTTGTATCTGAGCTGGTGAATACGGATTTGTACGGTCTTCCGTAGAGCAGTGGGTACATGGTTTCTCGTATTTTAGAAACAGCTTCTGACTCTTCAGCTGAAGAAACTCTTAAGTCTTCCTCAAAAAGGTAGTGAATTACATCAAGCATGTCTGAAGCGTCCAGCTCTAGTAGCATAATCCCGGAAAGTATAACTTTTCCGTTCACATAAGGCCAGTTATCAGCCGCCCAGTCTAGGAGCCCGAAGACTCCTGAGTAGGGCGGGCGCTGTACTGTTCTACCAACCAACCTGTAATTTCGCCGAGGTCTTCGACGGGAACAATTTTATCTGGATCATGGATAAGAGCGTCAAATCTTTCATAGCTTTCTGGTTCTAGAACAGCTTTAAAAAACTTTTCGATGACGTCGTTTGCGTTAGACGCGCGGTTGTCATCAAAACTTCCTGCAACTTCAAGGAGAACTTTTCCTTGAATTGCTCTGAAGCAATTAAATTCTTCTCCGTACAGTTTAAATTTAATTTCGTCAAACTCTTCAGTTTTTGTAGACCCAAAGTCTTTAAATTTTGTTGCCATTGTCTATTTTTCCTTTTATTCTGTGTCGTTGGAGATTCTAGTTTATCACCTTACGCATGGAGTCAGTGAGGTAACGATTCGGCCGTGTCCCCGGGTGCAGAACTATTTTGGTAAAAACAAGAGTACCTTTAACATAAAATCTTAAAACTCTTCTTTTTCGAGGAACAATGACTCGAGGACGGGTGCCCTGGTGGTGCATGAGAGCATAAGGAAGGTAAGAGCCTACTTGGACATACTGCCCTCCAAGATTGCGCCCCCTTTTTGTAGCGTGAATAGAGGCCCGTAACGCGCCGGTTTTTTTACCCGCCTGAGCCTTAGCCAGGGAAACTATTTCCCTCCCCTGCGCGGACAAGTGTCTCCCGACTAAGCCACCCTCAGAGTTTAGAACTCTCTCCACGCTTGTCTCTCTCCATCTAATATCATTCAACATTATGGGACAGCCATTGTAAGAGTCAAAACTGTAGTATGAAAACCGCCCTGAGGTGGTTCGTAGTCTAAAGTTGCAATTACCCCCAGGCCAAAACCCCCGGGGCTGGCCCAGGCATCAAGCTCATTAATACTCTCCATAAGAACCCAAGAGTCATATGCAGCAACCCTGTTGGCCGCCGTCATTGCTTCCGGGGTTGGAGGATTCCCGTTTGGCTGAGCAATGGGTACTTCCCTGGAAATAGAGATATTTAAAGTAGCTGTCCTCGGGTCATTGCAACGACGGGGCTCCGAGACCTCGTCTCCTGGCGCTCCTAGATAAATCTGAGCTAGAGAAACAACTGCTTGCTCACAGTCAACTACAGGGGATCCAAAGGTGTAGTACCGTCTTGTCGGTAGAGGCATACTAAAACTTTCATAGACGGCTTCTAGACGAGTAAGAACTTCGTTCATAAAAGTGTCAATATTTTTTGCATCATCTGATACATCAGTGACGTTGACTGGCATAGGTGTCCTTAGGGTATTAAAATAGGCCTAGCTCGATCACCCAGTTGATAGATTACATTAGAGGTTAGCAAATTAATAACCTCATCTACCTCAGGGTTTCCTAGGCTTGGTCTGCTGGCATAGAGGTCCAGAGTTCCCGGATCTCTTGGGCCAAGTATAGCAAGAAGTTCGGAGTAACTGGCACTAAGTCGAATAGTTCCCTCAATTGGGTCGAGGGTAGCAGAGCTACTCAAAGTTTCGTTAATTGTGTTTTTGTTGTTTGAAACCACAGCGTACGTTGTCCACGAGCTGTCGTCAGTGAGGAAGTCTCCTCCGAACTCGTTAAGGTAGTAAATGTTGCTTCCGCCCTCTGCGTTGAAATAAAGGTCATACGCACTAAGCTCAAAAGCGGGAGACTCCCCGGTTATTCTACGAGCCCTCGGGACATCAGGAGAAAACACTCTAGAACGAGCCCTGGCCTTATCAGGATTAGCGGTCTTAAGAAAAAGGTCTACAGCGTAGACGCCCGTTTTAAGCTCATCAATAAAGGATTGGTTGTCTAGGATGGTGTAGCTAACACCCTGCCGTGAGGCAGTAGAAACTCTTTGAGGAAGCGCACATGTGTCGTCACCCTCATAAAGTTTAACCAACTCGGTCGCCAGAAGTCTTGCCGCTGTCTTACCCGCCTGCGGGGGAGGTGACCCGTAAGTGTAGGTGACCTCTACGTTTGAAGGGCTCCACTTGGCATTAGGAGTCCCATAAATAGTGGAGTGGTCTGAAAGATAGTAGGTGCTGGAATCAATTATCTCCCCTTTTTGATCCCTAAGATTGTGTATCTTAACAACCTTACGGCCTCTCAGCCTAAGTCTTGAATAAGAAGATGTCCCGTCGCCATTAAAGTCGTGGTGAGAGTTTCGGTCGACAGAACCAACAGGAATATTCTCGACTTGACCCCCGATAAGAATAGGATAAAAATTAAATCTCGAGCCTCCGGACCTAAGATACGGGTCATAGGCTGAGACATATCTTTCGGTTACAGTGGTAACTCCGGAAAACTTTCTTCCGGACATTCCCCACAAGAGATACGAAGCATTTTTAACTGCTTCATAAGCATAGTCTGAATTAGCGTATTGTCCTAGCTCTTCGACATCTACCCAGAGGTTGCTCATTTTGTCTCCTTATTAGTAAAGCGGGCAGCCGACGGGACTCCCATCGCTAACTGCCCGCTCTGACTAATCTCTTAAGGGGTGGGGTCCTCGCTCGATGCGATAATGAAGTCGATCGGGAGGTCTGGGTTGAAGTCCTCACCACCAGGTACGTTGTACTCTGAAGTAGAGCCCTGGCTGGCAAAGTCAGTTACTGCGAGGTAGCCACGATTGCGGACAACCTCACCAGCGGGAGATACCGGGGTGCTTGCAACATCTGAAGCACCTGTCAGCAAAACCCTAAAGGTTGTGGTAGTCGGAGCTGCCGTAATAAGGTGGGTACCATTGAAGCTAGAATCAACGCCAGCAATGGTTACTGACTGCCCAACCTCAAAGCCGTGGGCGGTACCAGTTGTGATGGTCCCAACCTCAGAGGTGATGGACTTGTTCGTAGCTGTGTTTGCGCTAAGACCAAACCAACGGTAGAAGCCCTTAAGGCCTTCAGGTGCCCATGTGCCACGTGCGTAGCTGTAGGGACGCTCTGTGGCGATGGGGAACTCCCAGCGGTCGTCAAGACCTGTCGAGAAGAGCGCATTACCCAGTCCGTGTCCTTCAAAAGTGTTAGCGAGAAGGCCGTTCTCGATAACGCGGTCACCACTCTGACGCAACTTGGCGTAGGGGAAAACCCAGTAGAAGTAGGGAAGAGCAGCGTCACGCTTGCCGTCTTTAATAGCAAAGGACCAAACCTCGATGGAAACACCGTTTCCAGCGGGGTCGTCGCCCACACCAGGTGCGGCCCAACCAATGCTCTTGTTGTCAGGTGAAGCAAAGCTTCCGTAGTTCTTGCGAAGAAGCAATCCACCGGACATCAACGCTGTAAGCTCGGGGTCGGGCTCACAGATCGCAATTTCCATGGTGATTCGCTTGAGGGTGTCAGGTGCTTTGTACGAAACACAAATTGTGCCGTCAGCAGCCTTCTCGGTGATTTCGTCGCCTTCTTCGTATTCGGGTGTAAATGATGCTCGGAGAAACGCCGAAGTGGCGTAGGAATCTCCGGGTCCATTAAGCAGATTGCCTGCGGCGTCCAGTCGAGTGACTCGGATCGCCACACCTTGGACGCTGGCCGCGTAGTCCTGTGTAGCCATACCAGTGTGCTCCTATTTCTTTCTTGTTTGTGGGTTAATCGCTGGGAAGTGTCACTCGCATTGCAAAATGCATTGCTGGGTCAGAGAGCACCGCCGCTGGGCGATACGCTTTGATTCTCATATTATTAATTGTAACATCGGCACCTTGAGCCAAGGTGTCGTTTACAACCTCTATCTTGCCTAGGTGAACGTCTACGCTCCCTGTGGCAAAAATCCATTTGTTTGTGGCCGAAGCCGCTGCGTTTGTGTCCCCGATGGGGCCCTTCCCTGTGTACCCCGAGCCGATGACTACGGGGGTTCCAAGGCGAGTCATCACCTGAGCGGGGTTGTCGTCTTTTGCTTTAAGGTAAACCAACCGGGATCCCAGGATGGAGGCGACGTCGCGCGTCACGTGAATAACACCGGTCTCACCTACGGGGGAGGAAGAGATAGCCTGTTCCAGGTGCATCAAAGCGTTTTCGGGCTTAAAGGCCCCCGCAACGGGAATAGTGGCTAAGCCAGACTTGGTCAAATACATGTTTGAATTGGCAGTAGTCTCTGCCTGAGCGGCTTTACCCTCCCAGAACTCACGCTCTATCACCTTTTGAGTAACTGACTCAAGTTCTGTGATAACACGCTTAAACCGATCTTCTCCGAGAAGACCAAAAGTTGAGGCGAAATCCTCAACATCAATGTAAAAAGGAACATAGTCTAGGTAACTAGATCCAGAATCAGTCGAAATAACACCGTCTGCGACGGTCGCATCATTAACTGTTAATAGTTGAACTGATGTGGGAAGTGAGTCATACTCCTGAGAGAACTCTCTAACCCAGCGCTCGTCATAGGCACGAGCGGTGTGTGTCATCACACGAGCAACGCTTAGCAGTCCGGCGGGAGCGGGAGTAAGCTTGTGAGCTTCAAATACTCCTTGAAATGTTGCCATTTTTACTCCTTAGACTGTAAGCGTTGCTCGTGTAGATGATTAGGGGATTAGTACTCGATTACCGCTGAGGCAACCCCACCAAGGGTGTCACGGAGGGCAGCAGCCGCACCATTCACCTGGATAGTGGAAGTAACCGCAAGGCTCTCGACACCGACCTTTGCAACACCTTCGAAGGTTTCAACGAACATCTTGTAGTCGTTGGTTCCAGCGAGCGAGCTGTCTCGGATGATACCCAGGTCCAGTGTTCCGCCATCAAGGAACAAGAATGTTCCTTCAGCGAAGATGTACCAAACGAAGGTATCAGCGAACTCGTTTATCGCGTTAGCGCCTTGAGCGGTGGCCATGCCACTGTCCAGGGTGTAGCTAGCGTTGATGCCACGAGAGGCCATCAGGCCGTCAATCTCGCTGTATGCGTTGAGCAGGCTGTCACCAGGCATCGACAGAGCCAGGTCAGCTACCATTGCATCCTTAACCCACACGGGGAGGATAATGCGCAATGGAGCATCTGGCTCAAGACGGTGCCGGGCACGGTAGCCTGTAGCAGCGCGACCAAGCTGGACGAGGAAGTCGCGACCAACACCAATGAGGCTGGTGGAGGTTACGGCTGTCGAACCAGCAGCAATCTTGCTGAGCAGGTTCTGCTCTGCCTCGCGTGCGTGCTGAACAAGACCGAGCTCGTTGTGACGAGCAATCAGTTCAGGGTACGCGCGAGTTGCCAGGTTGCCGAACTGCAGCTGAAGGGTCACAGCGTCAGTAGCAACGGTGTTCTCCTGAGCGGCAGCAACAGTCAGACTGTTCTTGGTGCTAGGGCTGGGGGTTTCAGCTGCGTCATTAGCAGCTGTCCACACGCCTATTGCGTCGGGGTAGTCAGAGAGAATTGGCGGAGTAATGAAGCGAATTCCACCACGATCTGCTTGAAAGCTCGGAAGGGCCTCTCGGACGGGACGGTTTGTTGAACCGAATCCAAAGATGTCATAACGAACTTCAAAGGGAGCCTGGTGTCCACCAGCAGCGACGAGGGCCTCGGGGCCAACGACGTCCTGAATTTTGTTCCAGTTCGCTTCTGCATCGGTTGAGAGCGTACGCTCTTCGGGGAAGGAGGTGGTAACAGAAGCAACAATGTGCTGCTCTCCATCTCCACCATTCACGCGGCGAAGCGAGTGAATTCGTTTGGACATCGCCTCTGCGACGGTGTCCATGCTTTCTAGCGTACTACCAGCTGTGTAGCCTGGGATGTCAGCACCTGCCGTGATAGCCACGGGAGCTGCTGATACCTGAGCAACAGGGCGGCGGTCCGCTGGTACCTCAATCTCGAGGTTTTCTGCGTTTTGTGCAGCGGCGGTCACGGGTGCCTCCATAGTTTCTTGAGCGGAAAGCTCAGTTGGGGTTTCTTGAGTTTCGACGGAAGCTTCTGTAGTTGCATCGGACTCAACGGAAGCCTCGGCTTCGTCGGTTCCTTCAGCATCTTCATCGGCTGATTCGTCAGATTCAGAAGAGTCGGTCTCTTCATCCTCAGGTGCTTCTTCAGCAGGTGCTTCAGAAGTAGTTGTTTCTTCGGTCGAGAGTTCGGTAGTCTTCTCTTCGTCAATTGACGCTTCGGACATCATGGCTTTTTCTTCTTCGTCATCAGGCATTTCGCCTTCAGCCTCAGCAATGTCGTCAGAATCTGCGGGCTCAATTTCGACCTCCATAGGGCCGTCCTCGGTGTCCACGATTCCTTCTTTTTCCATAGCCATTTCTTTATCCATTTCTTCAGCCTCAGGGTCCATGCCAGCCTCTTCAGTACCCTCTTCCATCGGGGTCTCTGAGTCGGCCATCATTTCTTCTTCGGCTGAGTCGCCTTCGCCATATACACGAGAAGCGGCCTCGGCGGCTCGCTGGGCAAGCTCCTGGGCTGCGGCCTCGCGCTGCTTCATCTCGGTGCGAACCGAGTCGAGCATATCGGCAAGAGACGTCATAGCGTCAACTGTCTGCGGAGAAGGGTCTTCTTTCTCGACCGCTTCAAATTCGCCGACAATCTGGCTTTGAAGTTCGCCGACTTGATCGTCGGCCAACTCAGAAAGCTGATTCAGCATTTCTTTGATTTGGTCCACTGTCCCTCCTTAGGGCAGTCAGATAGAACGGGGTTGTTCTATTGCTTGTTAGTCGAGGCCGAGGGACTTCCAACCGCAGTGCGTGTAGAGGCACTCCACCTAGTAATAATGTTACTAGGGTTTAAAAAAGGTGATTGGACGATTTTTAACCCTTTTCGGTCACTTAGGTGAGGAGCCTCAAAAGCGTAGACATTTCGCTGGATATCTCTGACTGGCTGTACAGGTCTGACCCGGACATAAAGGACTTCAGCCCCTGCGTAGCGATGTCGGCGTCTTCTTGACCAATCTTTTCCTCGACTCGCTCAATCATTTCTTCCATCAATCTTTGCAGCGCCGGAGGGACATCACTGAAGCGAATTTTCTCTGCATCTTCACCGAAGGCAAGAGGAAGATTGGCAATTACCTTGCCTAGCTCTGCAGTACTGGATTTAATATTCTCCAGCGCATCCGAATTAAGGGCGTTAGTGTCTAGGCGCTCTAAAATATCGATAAGAGCAGCGGCGGACTCAGCGGCTTGAGCGTAGTTTCCGGCAAATGCCATACCCTCTGCCTCTTCGACCTTTTCGACAACATCTTGAAGACCTGAAGTGCCCAGATCATTCTTTAGACGAGCCAAGACCCTGCGAAACTTCCCCTCGGCATCACGAGGCTGTGTCTCAGGTGTGTACTTAATCCTGCCATCTTCATCCCGCCCCGGAAGCTGCTTAATGACATTGATTTCGTCCGGGTCCAGCTCTACGGCTTGTGCAAAAACTGCCTCACTTTTTAAAAAAGAGGCGGCGGCCTCGGCTCTCTGCCTTAGCGACAGCTCTTCTCCGTCCTCTGAATACGCGGTACTCCATTTGGGTGGAATCAGGTCTGTCAGCTTTAAGCCCTTAGCTCGTCGCATAATGTGCTTACGAACCGCACCCTTACTTCCTGGCTTTGCCCGGCCATAAGCGCGAATGGCATTTTTCAAGTCCTGGGGGTTGCGGATGGGGAAGGAGCCATCTGGCATTGCCTTACCCTCTTTTGCAAGACGCTGGCGGACTCTACGAGGGACAACGGCCATTTCTGATTCGGGATCATCATCCATCATCTGGATCATGTAGTCAGAGCTTTCTTCGTCTTCCTTCTTAGCCTTACTCACACGGGCGGAAAGCTCAGATGCTTTTTCCGTGTAAATATCAGAAGTCAGTGAGCTAAAGCGAGATTTTAGCTCCTCTGCTTTTTCAAAGTAGGGCTGATTTTGTTGCCGGAGAACCTCATCAACTTTTTGATTCAACTCTGCGAGTGGGTCGTGCTTCATGTGAGCAAGAACGTTCGCACCTGCTGCGACTAAAGCCATAACCTGACCGGAGGCAACACGAGCCCGCGCAATGGGAAATCCGGGGACATTTACTTGACACACTGCTACCAGCTCTAGGCGACCGTTAATCGGACGCCAGTCACCAGAGGGAGCTGACGCACGGGCTGCACGAACCTGTTCTGGGGTAATGCCGGGTCGCAAAGAGCCGGCGACCCAGATGCCGAAAGAATCTTCGCCAGCGTGAACGTCTGCAAACGCGGAAGCGGTGTCATCATAATGACGAACAGCTTCCTGCGCCGAAGCTTCTAGACCCGCATGTCCACCAGCCAGGGTAAGCTGCCCCACGGGGACGTTTGCTCCTTCGGCTGTCCTGAGGGCTCCCGTGTGGAAATAAGCGTACTTGGAGCGGCTACGGGGAGGACGAGTCCCAGACGTCATTCCAATGTGGTCAACATTCCAAGCGGCAACGTGCCCAAAAACTCTTCCATCGTCATCAATTGTAAGAGGGGTAGCCTGCCGCAGCCGTGGGTCATTGAACCACTCTGTGGGGGGCTCTAGAGGGACTGCTCCGGCTATGAGGCCACTAGCTACAAGAGCAGACGCACCCAGGGGGTCCACTTCATCAATGTAAATGCCGTCGGGGATCATATCTTCCTCCTGATAACTCGATTTGGAGTTATCAACAATTTGAATGTAGCACTCTTGGAAAGCTGGTTTAGGGACAATAGTTACAGCCATCACACGGGCGCTCTTTATATTTATTTTACCGGCGTTGTCATCATCTGACTTCTCTCCGGCTTCGTCTTCAGGGAGAATTTCGTCTACAGTTTCAAATTTATCCATGTCCGCAGAAACCCCACGAATAAACCCATGACGAACTAAACGCTCTGCTTCTTTAGCGAAGGGTCCTGTATCAAAAACTCCATAGGCATTTCCTATGCCTTCATTAGTTCTTTCCATATAAATAATTTGACCAACCACAACGGACCCGTCATGGCCGTCCCCTGTTTTAATCTGCCATAGAAGAGGCAGAGGAAGACTTCTTAGGGTGATCGATCCTTTTTTAAATATACGTCCATCCCCCGTTTCTACGTTTTCAGGGATGACGAGGGGGATTACAAACTCAAGGCCGTGCAGAGTTGGAGAAACTCCGTGCCTCCCAGCAACTCGTGACCTGGCGGACTCGGCCTTAGCTCTTAAAGTAAATTCAGAAATAATCTGGTCTTCAGATTTAAGTGTTTCTAGTTCAGCAGATGCTTTCAGTGCTTTCTTGGTTTTCTTACCAATATTTTTCTTATCTCCAGGCCAGACACCTGTCATCTCTTTGTGGCGGAGAGCGCAGTAGCCTTTTGCACGGGGACCCATGTACTTCTTAAGTTGGCGGTTACACCGAGTCCAATCACCAGGAGTGTTCCAGCGAATTTTCAATCCGCCTTTGCCAACAGTCCAGTACCTGCGAAGCTTTTCAGCGTTGCCACGGTTGCGGTCAGCTCCACCGGCGGCTACTAATGCCCGAATAATCTTGTTGTCTGTGTGGGCAATAAAGTAGGGAAGCTTCACAGAGGCTTGTATACTATCAATCTGCTCAGTGACTTCTGAAAGCATTTCGTTGTCAAGGACAATTACGGGGGGTGGTGTTGCACTTCTAAGATCAGAGATAATCTGGTTATCAGCAACCCACTTGCCGGGCTCACGCTTGTACGCGAAAGGAGCGTTGCTTGTTTTTGACGCAGGCACCAACGCTACAAGCTCCATAACCGCCTGGGGGTCGTCGTCAGCTACAATAGCCAGGTACATGACCGGAACATCACTTGTTTCGGGAGTTAGGGGCTTATCGTCAGCAGCAGCGGTAATAGAGAAGTTAACTGGATTAAATCTATCATTCCAGTAGGCCACGTTGGTGGGGTCGTATACCTCACTACGAGTCTTTTTTTGCTCAACAGGCGTGGACCTTGGCGTTACAGGAGGCGTATACCAACCACGGTTGTGGTACCCGATTTCCCCAGAATTGTTGGCGTACCGCTCATCTAGCCAGTCGCGTAGAAGCGGTTCGTTAAATACGTTCTGCGCCACTGCGGGGTTCCAACCAGGTTTGGTGGATCCGTCAGGATTAAATGCTCCCTCGTAGTAGCGCCCCATAGCCGTATTAATATCAGGAACCTCTTTGGGAACAAAAGGAGGGAGGGGGTCGCCTGAGTATTCAGGGGCTAGCCGCTGCCCCGCAACCCAGGAATCCCAGTCGTTTACCAGAAGATTTGTGTCAGTTGCGGTGAGAGGGGGGAGGCGTCCAGGCAGCATGGCATTGGGCTGGTCGATGGGAACTCTGGGCTCTCCGAGGATTCCTGTGTAATCCAAAGGAGTGGCAGTAGGACTAGACACTGGGATTGGTTCAAAAGTGGAGACATCCTGCACAGAGTCCCCCGGCACATCAACAGACGTGCCGTTGTCTAGTTCGACACTAATCTGCTTTGTGGCTCCGTCTAGTGCTGTAATGTTTCCCTGGTAGTTGTAGTTCCCACCAATAACAACTCGCTGGCCCACCTCGGCAAAGCGACCAAGACGGTCTCTAACCTGAGTCGAGGCGTTCTCGGAGCGCTCCTCTTCGGTGTAGACACCCGGGGTACTGTCAGCTTCTTCTGCAAAAGTAGCTGTTCCTGAAGCTGTAAGACCGTCGTCCCAGTAGTCGTCTACCTCAAGCTGGTCATCACTTAGCTGGTCAAAAACATCCCAGTCAAGCTCAGCCATGGATTTTTCAAATAGGGTTGTTTCCTCTGGCTCAATTTCTACTATTTTCACAGCTCTGTAGGGGTCACTGTCAAACAAAGCAGAAACGGCTACAGCTGTTTTAAGGTCTACGGGAACATGAATTTTTTTACAGGAGTCGTAGGGGTCGTCCAGGGCTTTGTCATAGGTGATAAAGTCAAACGAAATATCGCCCATATCGTCCCAGCAGCCGTCGTCCCAAACTTGGCACATGCCGTCTGTCAGAACGCGATAAAGCCTGTCAATGCCGGTTCCATCTAATCTAATTCGTACATAAAAATCTGTTTTTTCTGTAAAAGCAGAGAAATCTACCCTAGGGCTCTGGTCATACCCCCCGGCGGAGACACCTTTTTTATTTTTTTTGTCTTCGCTTTCTACAATCCTTGAGGCCCAGCTCTTACCGGAGTCGCCTCCCCAAAGTGCCCATGCAATACGACCATTGCTGGGGTACCCGTCTTCTTTGGGCTTGTAGCCTTTACCTTTTTTATCAACCTCATGCCGTGGAAAATATTTAGCAATGTGCCTAACTTTTTTAATCCCAATTTGGCCACCTTTTGCCAAAGTCCGGGCGGTATTCAGGCCAACGCTAGTGCCTCCACGGCTTTCCTCTTTGCGCCACTTAAGTCCTCTTTTTGCCTCTTCTTTCACACCGGCGGGGATGGTGTACATACGGTCATTGGCTGAGAGTACATTTATATCTAAATCAGTAAGCGCGGCAGAAGCCAGCTCTTCTGCAAGTGCATAATTCCCTGACTCCGTAGAGGAGCTCCAGTCTGCCGAGGCAACCAAAGAGTCGGTCTCTCCGTACTCGACTACAGTGTTTTCTTGGGCGTCGATAATGACGCCATATCCGTCATCGTCGAATAAGACTCTATTGCCTCTATGCCCTAAGAGCTCAATCATTAAGCAAACCACATCCTGTACTCTGGCTCGTAGGTAAGTATCTTTTGCTCGGTTTGGTCGTCAAAATAGTCACGAGTTTCTAGGTAGTTTTTTCCAGCAATTTCTCTGCGCTCCATAAAATCTTCGCTCTCATCTTCTAAAGCTAATTCCCGCCACTCCCCTTGAATTCTGGTCCACAGCCCGTGCGCAGCTGTTTCGTACTTAACCTGGGTGACTTGACCCGTGGGAGCGTCATAAATAATGTACATATGATCTGTTAATTTTTCTTCAGGAGAATCACTCACGGGGCTTCTCTCCTTCTGGCAACTCTATGGGTACAACAGCATCTGCTCTTTCTTGAAGAACATTTGGGTCTACTTCGGCTAGCTCGATTACTCGGAGATACTTTTCAAGGATCTCTTCAGTCCACATTGTGGGTGTTTTATCTTTATCCATTATAAATCCTCCGCCTTTTCGGGATTCTCTTCAGCGTACTTTTTATCGGACTCTACGTCTTCTGCAGCAGTTCCGTCATAGAAAGCACTGTCCACAATATAATAGTAGTCTTCAACCGATTTTTTGTCTAGAAAGTTTTCAATCATTGCTATCTCCAGGTACTCCCTGCTCTCCTAGGTTTGGGGCAGTGGGCTCGGCATTTGCTTCAGGGGCCTCTAGGTCCGCTGCACGCTCCTCACCAGTCCGACCGGATTCTCCCCGGTAGGGGGAGTCTCCGAGAATGTAGTCTACTGCAGCCTGCGCCTTCTGAGCTGCCTTGGTTATCATGTCGGGATCATTCTTCAAAGGGCGCAACCAGGACTGTGCGTAACCAGCTGTTCGAGTGAGGTCTAGCTCTATTCCCATGCGGGCGGCAAGAATAGCAGAGCCTATTTCGGCAACAAGCTCCTCCTCTCCTCGAGCATCAAGGTGTGTTGAATACTTATCGCCAAGGTCACTACGGTCTAGCCGATTCTTGTGCCCGGTACTGTGGGTAAGTTCGTGAAATAGGGTAGCGATGTACTCTCCTACATCACTAAATTGTTCCCGAAGCGGCATAACAATTTCGTCTGTTGAGGGACGCCAGAAGGCGGCATCTTGAAGCTTATTGCTAATAGGAGGCGCATCTTTGTACCGATCGAGGACAGCAGTTTCTGCCTCTAGAATCGGCACTGGCTCCATCAACTCGGGCTCGGGGAGGTCTTGCACACCCTCTGTCTGCTCCACGTTGAACACAGTGTAGACTGAGGGCCGCATAAAGGCTACTTCCTCTTTCATGCTTCCGTCTGGCTGTTCTACGTTCTTCTTGACTGGGCTCCAGTTAACAATTTGAGTGCCTTTGGAGCCCTTTTTGACGGACCCACCACGCTTTTTGGCTTCGTTGAAAGTAATCCAGCGATTATCTTCCCAGTCGTTTACTGCCGCCGCTACCCACAAGGAAACAATGTTAGATCCTCGGTAGGGCTTATTTGAGGTCACGCTGTAGGGCATCGAGAAAATGTTGTCGCTTGTCCACGGCTTGTTCCATGGAAGCTCCTTTCCATCTTCAATGGCCTGTACAACCATGTTGGTCACTTTTTCAGAAATTTCTTGAGCTTTAGTCTTAGTTTCGGAAACTTCACTCTTTAGTTTTTCCGGAGTTGTGTCTTCCGACGGGATAGCCATGTTAAAACGCTCTGTGGGAACGGCTAGCTGCCAGCCAGTAGAGGAGACAAGAAAATCATCTAGCGGGGCGGCCTCAGGGGCTGACGCGGAGCCTCCGCCACCGCCTCGAAGAATGTAATCAGCAGCATCCTGAGCTTTTCTGGCTGCTCGCACAAGGCGGTCTGGGTCGTCACTGTACACATCTTGCCAGGCTTTCATGTAAGAAGCCAAGTTTGGAATATCTAGGCTAACCCCTAACCGGGAGGCCAGAATAGCTGTACCAATCTGAGCAATAAACTCTTCCTCGACTCTCATTTCGTCATACTGCTCAGCGGAGTAGGCACTCACCCCTCCGGGGAAGGCAACACTTTCCCTATTGAGTCGCTGAGTCGCGCCTGTTGAGTGAATAAGTTCATGGGCGAGTGCTTCAAAATATTTCTCATTAGAAGGAAAGTTTTCCCTGAGAGGCAGAGAGATGGTGTCCGTGGTTAGCTGGTAGTTAGCGGCAGCCCGGCCGCTTTCGACGTCTTCGGGGCTGGATTCTTGGTTAACAATAGAGGGTGCGTCTACGTAGGAAGCCAACATAGCATTTTCTGCTTCTGAAGGGGTAAGAGATGCGGCACTAGGGGTATTTCCAAGGTTGCTTAGACCGTCTACTTGCTCAACGTTATATACAAAGTGATCTTGAGGGCTTACCGAATAAATGGTCTCAAGTTCGTTGCCTTCGTCATCTAAAATTGTGGTGTAGTTGGGCAACCAAGCAGTCATCCTAGTGGGGAGCTCACCTGCTTTTACTTTGCCCCCGCGCTTATCTATTTCGCCCTGGGTGGCCCAGCGGTTATCTGACCAACCGTTGTTCTTAGCTACTGCCTGCAGATAAAGAAGATTGCTTCCCGAGTAGGCGTTACCGGTAGTAACACTTATAGGAAGACGACCCGGAGTAGTATTTTGATTTCTGGTTGTTGCCTGCCATGGGGCGACCCACGGGGGGGTTTCCCCGTCCGCAATTGCTGTTTTAATCTCATCCAGAACCCGCTGGGTTTGGGCAGCCAAGGCTTGATCGGCTTCATCTACCATTTCAACAAATTCAACTTTGCTGACTTTTTTAGTAGGAATAGCCATGTTCAAGACGCTCTCTTCAGCACTTGGCTGACGATACGCGGCGTCGTCGTCCGTGGTCTCCTCCAGCACCCAACTCAGGGAGCCAAGATCTAAGCCTTTAATTGCTCGAGTGACTGCTACGTAAATAAGGTTTAGCTCCTCCTCATCGGGAAGCTTCCATTCAAGGCTTTCTTCGTCCATATCTGGCTTTGGGAAGTCCCCGGCAATTAGAACTTGATCCCACTCACGGCCTTTTGCCCTGTGGGCAGTGGTAAACGAGATGGGAGTTTCTGGAGTTTGGAAGTAGTTATTAGCGTATTTTTTAATTTGATTGGCGAGCATCCAGCGACCGTTTTCGTCCAGATTTGTGGGAGACCCGGCGGGCATAACATATGCTCCACCCTGCCCCTCGGGCGGAGTCTGCATAGACTTACCGTTAGAGTTTTTTATCTGGCGCAAGGAGTCGGGGATGCTTGCCTCTGGGTCCCATTTAAACCCTAGAGACTTAAAGTAAGCATGCATAGCTTTGCGCTCTTGAGCAGCTCCTTGACCTCGGTTGAATCCAAAAGCTCGGGCAAAAACTGTGCCGTCGTCTCCCACCCAGGCGTAAGCTGCGGAGTTCCCCCTGCGAGCCTGCTCGGACTCCGCGTTGACCTGGACAATACTTCCGGGCTCAATGTCGTCGTAATCAAGAGCTTTATAGTCTTCACTACGCTTTGCAGTGGGGATGTCTCGAACCACGGAGAACTGATTTATGAGATCACGCACAGCTCCGATGTCGTTAGGAGACTCTTGGAACTTCTGCAAAATGTTGAGCATTGCAGAAGCACCTCCGCCAAGCATTCCCTCTTTTTTCTCCTCAAGGAGTTGGCTATAGTCGTCATATGCAACAAGTTGCGGGTGCAGTGTGGCGGGGCGCTCTAGTCCCGGATTGTTAGTGCGTGCTCTGAGGAAAGCAATACCGTCGAGCAGAGATGTGTACTCCATGAGTGCGTCTTCGTCTATGGCGACAGCTTTTCCTTCTTCAATAAACTGAGCCAACTTGGCCAAGCCACCAGGGTTAGTTCGACTGATAACAATGGTCGGATCAGACATGCCATCGATAATCTCACCGCTCGGGCCGGAGCCTTTAATGCGTCTTGGCTCACCGATAAGACTGAGCACACGATTCGCAATCCCAGCAATTTTTTCCCCGAAGCGGAACGACTGTGTGAGTGCCAGCACACGGTCGGCAGAGAACCTCTTGATTGCATCTACAGCACCCATAAATTGATAAATAGCCTGTCGGCTATCCCCGACCCAGACCATAGACTCAAAGTTTTTCTGGTTGGTGATAACTTTTTCCACGGCTGGGTTGATGTCTTGCGCCTCATCAAAAAAGAGATACTGAGCTCCGGTGTTCCAGACACCAGAGCCAAACTTTGTCAGATCGGGGTTGGACATTGACCAAAGCTTTACAATGTGGTGATTCTCTAGCTTAATATCACCATTTGGCGATACAGCCATGTCAAAGTAATTCTGCGCTAAATTAATCAGCTCGGCTGGAACCTCATCAAATTTATCACCAAAGTGCTCAGCAGTAACTCTATCATCTGAGCTGTATGAAAATTTAATAGCAGCTCTCTTAACTTCCCGAGCTACTCTAGTGGCACTGAATTCTTCTTCTGAGCCATCAACCGTAAGCTTACGAGGACCCTGGATGCCGAGCTTTTTAGTTTCCTGCCGGAGGGAAACGGCCATGTCGGGGAACTTGGCTGTATTTGCCTGGTTACTCAGTTTGTTTTTAAGCTGGGGGTCTAAGGCCTGGAAAGCAAGTGATCCAGAGGTACGAACCTCGACGCCTTTTGGCATTTTTGCAGAGGTCTCTTCCTTCAAAGAGACATTAAACATAACCATAAGAATCTTGGCTTTAGGGTTCTTTTTAAGAATTGACTTAGCAGCCATCTTAAGACTGGTGGTCTTACCGCTTCCAGCAAATGCTAGAACCTTAACGCGTTTAACTCCCTCTGCGATAGCATCCATAATGGCTGCCTGCTCTGGGGTAGCATTTACGTCCTCTGCTGGAGAAGTTCCCGGGACTGCCATGTTAAGGACGGGGGGAGGCTCAATTTCGTTATCCTCTTCATCAACAATTTCTGGCCCAGTGAATCCTTCAAATTCGTTATAATCAGAGTCAGAAATCTCAGAGGACCCAATACTGCGAGCTTTCTGGGGGAGAGGGGCATTGTCCTTGGCGGGTCGTTGAAGAAGAAGTATTTCATCATCGGGCTGGGAGGACAGTTTATTGTAGGAGGTAAGAAGATCTACTTCGTTACCATCTGCATCAAGGACAGCACGCGAAGACGTAACAGTCAATTCAATGGACCCGTCTTCAAGGTCCCGCCTCTTTATGACAGTCCCAACACCGCTTTCTGTAAAGACAATATCTTTTTCTTGAATACTCGCAGCGTCTGTGTAAAAAAGACCACGACGACCTTCCGTGTTGACAACTTGGTCTAATTGCTCCTGAGCAGCCTCTTCGGGTGTCCCTGTCTCCGCTAATTCATCTGCAGAGGACCCCGGCTTCTCAGCAACGTCAGAGTTAATCTCAGCTGTGAGCCGCTGAGTATAGCTTTCTTCTCCAAGCTTTCTCCGCTTTGGATTTTTTTGATCAAGCTGGCGTTCTCTGGTGCGAGCAAGTCTTTCAAGAACTTGATATCCGGGGATAATAAATCCGTCTCTAATGGCTTGAAGTGCCTCTTGAATAATCCCCTCTTTATTTTCAAAATCATAGTCTTTGCGTTGAGCATCTCGGAGTAGCCGAGCAAAATATTCTCTGGTTAGGGGAGCATCAATCGCAGATTCTAGTTCTCCAACTCCATCAATAAACTTTTTAACAGCAGTTTGCGGTGAGCGACCTGCAGATTGACGAGCTTCTTCTGCCTCGTTCCAGAGTAGATCTTCCACCGTGTCAAGCTTCCTGCGAGCCTGGGCATACTTCCCGGTGTTGTACAGACCAACGGCTTCAGCAAAGGCCTCCCTGGGTGCAGGACCTGTCTCAGGCAGCTGAATCAGGCCAGCAAGACCTCTTGCTCTGTCAGCAACCTGGTTTTTGATGTCTTCAACAGTGATTTTTGGGGCTTCTATGGAGTCAGCGTAGTCTACTGCCGCCCCCGCAAAGCGTTCAGCAGATGCAAAATCATTATTTCTATAGGCTTTAATAGCCGCCTTAATGGCATTGCCAATCGGACGAATATATCCTGGCCCGGGGTTCAGGTAGCCCATAAGTCGCTCTATTGTGCGAGCAATTAAAATTGGATCTCTAGGCTTTTCTTTCTTACCTCCGATAACGACCTGCTCGCCAAAAACATCTGACAGAGGCGAAAGGGCCTCTTCCTGAGCAGGGGGATTGATCAGTTCAAGTTTGTCGGACGCCATAGGCTTAGAGTCGGCCTGGCCTTTGGAATTAATAAAACTTATTCGAACGTAGTTAACGTATTCATTTTTAGAGTACGTTGGGTAAGTTTGGGTTACTTTATGTGTAGTACCTGTCTTAGGGTTATAGACAAGGTCGTCTACGGCAAGAGCAAATCCGTTTTTATCGGTGTGCATGGCACTTGTCTCGCGAGCAGGCAAGCCGTCCGAGACGGAGGCGTCTCCACGACCTTCGTTAATAAAGTCGTCAATAGCTTTAGAAACAGCCCTACTTGCCCCGTCTTCAAATTGAACCTCAGGGACGGCCATATTTAGAGAGTCTCTACGTGCGCGATTATTTAAAAGACCTAGAATTTCAGCGTTACTCAGCCCGTCTAGTTCGGATCGCCTGCGCAAAGGCATTTGATCTGTACCCACCCGCGCCTGAGACCCTGGAGCCCCAAAAGCCCTAAAAATCTCTCCTGTGTTGACATTTCGGTAAGTAAATGTCTCCCTGCCGGTGATGGGATCTGTCTCTACTACAAGAAGCTCGTTGTACTCTCCGTTTTGATCTCCGAAAAAGTCACCAATCCGCAGGTCTCTGACATTGCTAGCACTATTGGCCACAACGATAGTGTTTTCTTCGTCTGCAATCCACTCTTCATTTATTGTGTCACCAAATATAGAGCGAGGGTTGGCCCCGATCCCCATAGCATCAATTTCTTGATCTGAAGAGGTGTCTTCGCCCTGAGGCGCAGGAGCAGGAGCAGGTGTAGGTGTAGGTGTAGGTGTAGGCTCCTCTTGGGCTTCTACCGGCGCGGGCGACCTAGGTGTAATCCCCTCTTGGGCCTCCCACTGGTCTAGCTGTTCAAAATATCTGCGAATCCCGTTCTCATACTCGGCTGCTCTTTTGTCTGCGTCAAGAACAGAGTTGTCGGGGGTTACTTCATCAAGCATTTTGTCCAGAAGATCTGGAAGAACCTCAACGTCAATCTCAGCGTTGTGCCAGTCATCTGGGTCCCTAATAATCCCGTATCTGGTTGCGACCGAGGGAAGGTTGTTGGGGACAGAGTCATCTGGATTGAGGGCCCGGGCCAGGGCTAGAGGGTCGATAAACCCGTCACTGCGGAAGTCAAGCCCTAAACGCTCCGCAAAACTATCCAATAAATTAATGTCGAAATCGGCGTTAAAAGCGGAGAGGTATGCATCTTCCCCGATAAAGTCAATCAGCTCGCGGAAGGACTCCTCGAGTCCCTTTTGCGAGGACAAAAACTCATCAGTGATGGGATTACCGTCAGAATCACGAAGACGATTACCTCTTAGAGTGGGCTGTCCTTCTTCGTTTAGCTTTAGAGTTTCAGAAGAGCGGGTTTTTAGCTGGGTTGTGTTTAAAACATCCTCGGAGTTGGCATCATTAACCCAACGCGCTCCCTGCCTTGTGTAGGTAATAAGCTCATCGCCAACAATTTGTCCTACACGTGAGCCGTCTGGCAGTTTTCCGGGGGTGACATCACCAGGAGCAGCATCTTGGTCTTTCTTAGGGTAGGCCTCGTAGTAATACCCGCCAAGGCGCTCACCGGGGTTGATAAAGAGAACCTTACGACCAGTTTCTTGACCGTTTTCGTAGACAACCGCCGCGACCTGAATTGGGGCATCTGGGTTTCGTCTATCAAATCCCTTACCAACACTTTCAAAGTCAAGGAACACAACCCTCTTGCTCTTCAGCTCTTCTTTAATTTCCTTGCCAGTCTTACCACGGACAAGGTCCAAAATCTTTTTCCCAAAGAAAGCCGGAACAAACTTTCCAATCATCACAAAACTATTGGGGTTTTTAACTTTACTCGGGACAGCGTTGACTTTAGCAGCAGAGTCAAGAGCGTAGAGCTTTGATGACTCAGAAAGGGTGGATTCTCTCTCTGCTAGGAGCCTCGCACGCTCCGCTTTGTTGGAAGTAGAAGCGTAGATATCTGTTTTTCCGGGAACAGCTGGCTTATCCCCAGCCGGGGGAAGACCAGTCTCACCTCTGACGTAATTAATAGTAGTCTGGGGGCTCCAAGACTTTTCTTGAATTTCGTGCCCTGGGTGGTAACCAGTTACAAATGTTTTTTCTTCGAAAACATCTTCTTCAATTTCTCGAGGCTCGCCTGGAACCACTTCTTCTACACTAAGGGGCTCACCTGCGACAACTCGTTCTCGCTGACTAAGCAGCCAACCAAAGCGCTCTCCTAAAGGGCCCTCCAGTGGAACATAGTCTTTACCTTCTTTACGGGCTTCTCCAGCCTGCTGGGCCTCTGCGTAAAACTCTCCGATAAGTTTGGCGTACGCACGTTTCCGTCTAGCCGGATCATCCTCCCCCAGCTCGGGGTAGCGCCTGACGGCCTCGTCAAGAGCCGATTGGGCCGTCTCAGTGTCTACGACCTGAGGGGCTTCGGGGGCCTCCTGCGTAACAGTCTTAGTCCCGGTCTTTACCTTACGGTTTTCAACAGTTTGGACAACAAAAAACTCAAGAGAGCCGTCTGGGTTTTCCCTGTATGTAATATCCCCGGGCTTCAAGTTTTGAGCTTCGTCAGACCCGGTTACAATCTTGGGGCGAGGACCAGGAGTTGGAGCTCCTTGGCCTTCTGATGTAGTGGTGGGTCGTGTTTCACCAGAAGGAGCCGGGGGAGACCAGCTAGCCCTTCTTTCCGCTAGGTCAGCTTCGTACTTTTCATAGTCTCTAAGGAATTTGTCGTGTTCTTCGGGGAAGTCTCTTTGCTTAGGACCATAAAGATTCCGTCTCTCGCGGCCGTCAAGAGGCTCTCGCTCAATCTGCTCCAGATTTCCTCTAGGCTGATTACGAGCTGCCTCGGGGAGATACTCCTCACCCTTGGGAGAATTCAGGGCGGGCAGGTCCCCCCCAGCAGGTGACCCTAAGCCTCGGTAAACTCCATCGGTTCTGAAGTTCTCCGGGCGCTTTTTCATTTGCTCCACGCCACCCGGGTAGTGCCCGAAGTAGACAATTTCGCGCTCACCAAAGTAGGGACTTTGCCGGTCTGTGATGGGCTCTGATACTTCAATTCGATCAACAGTGAACAAATCGTCTACAAAGACATCCCCTACTTGGTAGTCCGTAGGGCGGATGTTGAGGACACGGGGGTCACGAGCATCCTTGCCGACTGGTGCCTCATCTTGATGACGACTAATCCGATTCTTAAGCTTACGAGTAATGTTCTCTGCTCTGCGATTAAGCTGCTGTCCCTGCCGGCTCTCGTCACTTTTATCGGAGCGCAGAAGTGGGACAACTTTTTTTCTAACAAATTCTTGAATATCCGCAATTCGGCGCTGAAGAGACTCGATAATAGACGCACTATTGGGGGACTTTCCAAACTCAGCTGGGCTGGGCACGGGGCGAGGAGTAGGTGAAGGCGAGGCATCAAAGTCAATGGCTTCTTGACCCTTCTCGGGCTCAAGACTAATACCGAACCGGTCACGAACGGTACGCATAAATTCGTTAAATTCAGTGTCATCCATTTCAGAAATTTCAAACACCTTGTCTACTTTAGAGTCGTAGACAAAACCGTTTTCCTTAATAAACTCTTTAAACTCAGGGTTGTTGGTGATAACGCGACCAGTCCGCTGTCTGATGAATACTTTGTTGCCTACCCTCTTGTAGGAGACAACGGGCTTAGGCTTATCCTTTTCTACCGTTTCAGGAGATTCAGCTGCAGGGGGCTCGACTGGCGTACGAGTAGAGGCCTGCTCAAAGTCAAACTTCTCAAGCTCAGCATCTACATTTTCCTCGAACGGGGTCATGCTTTCGCCCTGCTCTAGGTCTCCATTGAAGATGCCTTCTTCTTGCTCCCGACGTGCTCGAACCTGCTCAAGTTTGTCCAGAACCTGCTGGCGCTCTTCGTCAGACAAGCTGCTCTGCTTGGATAGACGGTCTAGCTGGGCCTCGCGCTTTTTAAGAGCCACAATAGCCTTATAGCGCATCCCGATCTCAGCGGTCTTCTTGTTAATCTGTCGAGTAAGTTTGCCCTTCTCCGTGGAGTTTGTCTCCGCATCACGCCTAGCTTTAAGGTCAGCAATTTCGTCAATAAGTTTTTGAACCTGCTTGGCTGGTGAAAGGTTTTCGTTAAAAATATCTTGAATAAAGGCGTTTGCATCCTCGCCCTGAAGCTGCAGTGCATCCCTCAGCGCTTCGGCTGGGACTCGGAACTCAATGGGCTCGCCGGAGGGGCCCTCGAAAGCAACGACACCGTAACCACTCCCATCAAGAATGGCCTCGCGAAGCTGCTCTTTCAGCTGATCAGGGGTGAATTTACGAGCAAGATTTACCGGATTGATCTGGTCAGGACCGTCTTTGGGGTCATAAGGCTCGGGAAGTGGGTTGTAGTAGTTGTTCCACACGTTTTCAAAGGACTCGGGGTTGTCTTTAGGGAGGAAAGGAGTGGGGTCACCTGTTTTATCGAACTCAGCTTTCTCCTCTTCGGAAGCCCCCTCGATCACGGAAGGAAGATTTCCTTCTTCTTTTCTACCAGTAGGGGCGGATGTTCCACCAATAAACTCTTGAGCCATGTCCCACAAAAGTTTAGTAAGCGCAGTCTTGGGGCTCACCTCAACGATGTTTCCGTCTTCATCAGCAACATATTCGTCGTCACTAATTAAATCGTCTAGAGCCCTGAGTACTGCGGCTTCACGCTCTTTGGGGTCGGAGCTCTCTAGTCCTGGATAAGCCTTGAAAAGATCTTTAATTGCCGCCTTAGTGCGGTCATTAAGAACCTCGCCATACTCCTCTTGGAAGTCGTTAAGAAACTCTTGCCCCCACTCTTCTGCCCTGATTTTGTCGAGCAGATACTGAGTGGCAATGCTGTCATTGTCTTTACCGGTAACAGTGAAGTTTCCGTCTCTATCTAGTGCAAACTTGGAGCGCCCCCATTGGGTGTTCCAAGCCTCGATAAGAGCAGCCTGGCGCTTGCCTGGGTCATCACTAAGAATGTCGGGGAATTCTCGGGCAAGCTCAGTCTCTGCGTCAAAGGCTCGCCCTTCACCATAAACGACGCTGACAAATTTATCTGCTACATCGACACCGAGCTTACGAACCAAGGCATAGTACAGTGCTTCTGCAGGCACCGGCTCGTCGCCTTCTGCAAACTCTAGATAGCCAAAACCGTTGGGGTTCTCGAGGGCTTCTTTAAGGGCTGCCTGCAGCTCTTCCTCTGAGAAACGTTGAGCCAGCTCTGCGGGGTCATCGGTGAAGTCAGGTGAGGTTTGCCCTTCTGCGCCGCCTGTAGGCGTGTAAAGCTCTTCTCGATTTAAATCGTAGTAGCCTTCGGGGGTGCTAACCTCATCGCCGAGAGAGATAATAAGTCCAGGAGTTTTCTTTCCGTCTGCAATATCTGCGTCTGTAGCAAACTCACCAAAGTCATTTACCCACTCGTTGGGACCACGCTTACGCCACCTATTGCGGCGGTAAAACTCTTTGGCTTCTTCTAGGGCTGCTTGGTACGCCTCTTCAGTCGCATAGGGCTGCCGGGGAATGTTGAGGTTATCAATTTCTTCATCTGAAGTCCCTACAACTGTGCCCTCGGGGAGGTTTTCCAGGGCCTCAGGAGAAAGATCTGATGGACGCATGCCTAGTTGCCCCTGTTCGTAGGCCTCTGGCTCTTTCTCTAGAGTAATGTCCTTACCCATGTTGAGAATGTCTTCATCAGTGAAAGAAACTGCAGGGTCTGACGTAAAATTCTCTGGGTCAATCTCGCGCCAGTCGTTTTCGCCTACTTTTACAAAGAAGCGAGGAGGTTGATCGTCTTCTCCAGGTATAGAAATAAGGGATCCGGGGCGAAGCTCGGCCAGCTCTTCGGGGGTCAGTGGACCTCTGGGGAGTCTTGGTTTAGAGGATTCTCCTGATACTTCCCCACCGGGGGGTCTACCAGGACCAAATTCTCCAACTCGGTCAATCTGCATAGTGCCGCTCTTTTTTTGCACCTCAGCATCTGTAAAGATTTTGCCGTCCCACCGACGCCACTGGTTATACCCAACCTTGCGGAACTGGGTCATAACGTTAAAAAGTCTTAGGTGATCATTAAGCTCACTGCCGATGGGAAGCTCGCTAAAAAGCGAGCCTGACATCATTTTAGTAAATGTTCCGGGGCGTACCTCGGGTCCTGTCGCAAGTCCCGTAAAAGGAGAACTATCTTTACCACTAGTTGCGGCCATCTCTGAGACTTGATCGTTAGTGTAAGTCTCTCCGGTCTCCAGGTCAACCCACTCGTCAGCACCAGTTTTTCGTAGCTGTCGCTTTTTTGCTGTTCCAAAGAGAGTCGAAAGGAATCCTCCGAGATATTGCTCCATCTCTGATCCAACGCGCATGTCCGCAATTTCGCCGGGGTAGACACGACGCCCAGGGATTGGGTAGGGAGCGTGGCCCTCGTTAGGGCCGTTGGAGCCCCAGCGGCGTCCTGTTCCGGGAGAGCGTCCGCCTCCGCCAGGAGCGCGGCCTCCTCCGGGGCGGGGCCTTCGCCCAGTGCCGGGAATGCGGGGGTTCCAGGGGCCCGGGAGGGGGATGCGCATCGGAGAGATGTCCGGCCGCCCAGTGCCATCAATAAGGCCGGGTTTATCCGGAATAATAAAGCCGTGTGGATCGACTCTTCTATTATCGGGGCCGCGTGGGCCCTCTTCGCGCCTAGTGGGGTCAAGGTTATCCCGCCTACTCGGGTCACCAAGTTTGATGTAAGGGGCTGGTCTATCTTCGGCTTCGTACCGAGGCTCATCCTGACGAATGTAGTCTAGGGTGTCCGCCCAGCTCTGGGAGGCCGCAAAGATGTCAGGATTGCTCGCGTCGTCTGTACGGCTGACAAACAAAACCGGCTTCTCTGGGTCAAAGCTTCCGTTTTCACCAGCGCCACTAGTTTTAATCGGACAGTTATCGCCCTCACCGGCTGCGGTGAGCCCACAAGACTGCTCGGCTTCCTGAGCCAAGTTAAAATTGTCTCGGGCAACGGGGGAAGACCCTGAGTCAAACTGCCGGACAGTATAATTTTCGTCTTCGTACACTGTACCAAAGTCGGCGTCTTCGCCATAGTACTCTTTTTCCTCGGGAGAGTCGACATCAGCTCCGTCGGCAACTTTATTAAAGCCACTGGGAGCATCAGGACGAATTAAGTCTTTTTCGTCGATGACGGGGTCGCCAGCTTGGACCCGAGCCTTTTGAGGGCTGTATCCGTCCGGGGCGTTTGGGCTAGGCAAGTACGCTTTAGAAGACTCGGTTGCAGATGCTGGAACACGGACAAGGCTTCCGGGAGAAACTTCCATATCAAAATAGTCATTTTTTTCACCAACACCCGGACCAACAGTACGACCAGTCAGCCTGCGAACAGCACCTGTGCTGCCCTTGACCAATACACTAAGGCCACCGCCCTCGAAAGCAAAGCGACCCTTACGGTCACGACGCTGGCGCATCCAGTAACCCTTGTTAGCGCCTAGGCCGCCGGTAAACGCCGCAATCAAGGCTCTTACAGGAATAGCCCCCTGGGGGCTGTTCTCAAGCCTGGTTGCGTAATATTCGCGCTCAGCAGAGCCCTCAGGAGCCGTAAGCATCGAGGCAACCATGGCACGAGTTTCCTCGTCTTTAATAGACGGGTCGTCGGCAATCCAGCGGGCTTTGGCGGCGAACAGATCTTGGTTACTCAGCTCGTGCTCTGCGGAAGACCGAGGGTGGGCAACGGGGAGAAGATCGGTGTGCTGGACCGAGGCGGTAACAGCCTTGTCTTTCTGAAGCAAAACAATAAAGTGAGAAACATCTGTCAAAGTAAGATGTTTACGAACAGAGAAAGGATGGTTGTCTAGTTCCCGGAGAGTCCGCCTGGCAACGTCGAGAACTACTCCGTCTGTGGCAACCCGGGTGCCCGTATAGCCCTGGTTGGCATCATGTGCAAACTCCAGAGCCGCGTCAATAATTTGATTATTCTCGTCCTCGAAGGAACCGTGATAGTTAAGGGGGGAGACGGGAATATTATCAGACACTACCTGTCCTCCCAGTCTGCAGGAAGAAGGTGTACATCAAGGCTACCAGCGGGGTTTAGCGCAAGCTGCTTTGCCCGCTCAAACGGGTCTTCTCCGTTTCTAACTGCACGCATCCAAGCCGCCTTAATGGCAAATTCTGCGTCGTATCCCATACCCGAAGCCTCTGTTAAAGCGATGATTGTTTCTTCTACAGAATTATACTCTGAATAGTCCTTTAGTGAGATGGCCAACTCACCGGAAGCGTCCGCAGAGGCAAGCAAAAGATCGAGAGACTCGGGGTCTCGAAGGGGGACTTTG